CCTCTTGCTAAAGAGGAATTTATCATGCAACCATTACGGACGCACTCATGGCGATGTACACCGAGATAGCGCCTACGATAGCCACAACACCGGCAATGGCGTAACACAGTTTGACCATGATGGGAACGTACTTGGCGATTTCCTCCGTCACGGTAGCCAGTGCAGTCGTACCGGCGGAATAATCGCCTGCGGAGTTCTGGGCCATGACGGCCGTCGTGCCACACAGCAACATCAGTGTGAGCATCTGTACTTTTTTAGCAGAAAACATTTTTTTCATTTGTCTTTTTGTTTTTTGAAACATGATTATTTATTTTAGGGTAAGTATTGCAGTTCTTTCGAATCGTTATGGCGGTACTTGATTCCTGCCTCCCGTTTCTATATGCGATAGCCGAAAAAGGCAGGAAAGACGAGGAACGCACCGATCAGGAACAGGCACGCGCCCACAAGCGTTACGACGGACTTGGTAATGCCGTCCTCGCCCGTGTTCATCTTTACGTAAATCTGGAATCCGGACACAATCACACAAATCCCGGCGATGGCACAACAGAGAGCTTGGACGTAAAACATCATTGTTACCACGTAGTCGTGCATCGTCGCCAGCGCATCCGCACCCCAACTGTAATTCACGCTGCCGCTTTTCGCCAGAGCTGAACAGGGGATGATGGAACAAAGCGCACATAGTATCTTTTTCGTTTTCGACATCTTACAGCTTATCTTTGACCGGTCTCCATTTCAGGCAGGGACGGTTGTCCAAGCGTCCTTTGGAAATCAACGCCTTATACATCTCTTCGTCGGTAAAGCCGTCGGACAGGTAGGGAGCGATCTCTTCCATCTGCGCCTCCGCCTTGGCCTTCAGCCTTTCAAGCCGCTCTTTCGCGGCTGCCTCCTTTTTCCCTGTATCGCCGTCTTGTACCGCAGGCGGGGCAGCTACGGCTTCCGTGTCGCATGTCTCATTTCCGATACTAAACCCGGTCTCGTTCTCCGAAACCTCGACACTCTCTTCCGTGGCATCCATCGGACCGAGGTCGAAAACTTCTTCGTCAGTCTTCTCCGTTCCCTTCTTTCCATACAGGTCACGGGTAATATTGACCGCGTAATAGACGATGTACAGCACCGTCAGTACAAGGGCGAATATAAAGTATGAACTCATCTGTTTTAAGTATGAAATTAAACTTTAATTGAACTTTGAAAGTACAAAAGCAAAGAAAAGTATTATATTTGATATAATGAAAACTCTTTATATCAAACAATATTTTATTACGTATAAATAAGTATGAAACATATAAATTGAACTTTAATTTCATACTTTAAGGCGAATGTACCGGGAAAAACGGGCATAAAAAAAGCCCTCCGGGAGGAGAGCTTTCAAGGGAGGGGTAACGATAATGCCTTACCGTTTCTTTCCGCGCAGGTAATCGTTCAGGTCCTTGTACTCGTGATAACGGAGTGCTTCGTTGTGCACCCGCTTGCCGTACATGCCGGCGATGGTCTCTTCCGTTTTCTGTCCGGCGAGATCATTGTCGAGATAACAGTGTATTTCCTCGTACACCTGCAAGTGTTCCAAAGCCTTTTTCAGGTTGTTCACCGAGTTCATCACGAGGTAATCGCAAGGTGCGCCGATGCAGACCGTATCATCACCCGTCTGTTTCAGCGTCAGGTAAGAGAGAAAATCCATGAAGCCTTCGAACACGCAAACCCGGTTCTGTGCTTCACTATGAGAATGCCTGATGACAGAGATGTCCTTACACCGGATACAGCCCTTATAATAAGGATTGCGAACCTCGTACCCGCCCGCCACGTTACCGAAGGCAAGGGCGAAGTAGCGCCGTTGCCGCAATTCATAATGGACCTCCCGGCAGAACATGCGGCCGATGTCTCCGTCGATTCCACGGGAATGAAGGTACGAGAGCAGCGCATGGTGCTGCAACGGTACGACGAGCACGTCCTTCATGTCGGCTTCGACGGGTCGGGGCGTTGTCCCCGGAATCCGCACCCTTTGTATCGGGATAGCGTTCTCGTGCTTCCCTATATAGGCAAGCACTTCGCTCACGCTGTCCGTCTGGTAAAGGTGTTTGCCCAGTTCCACAAGGTCTCCGCCCGTCGCTGCGCCAAAGTCATACCATTCGTTGAGCCGGTCATTGACCTTGAACGACGGGGTACGCTCATTGCGTAGCGGCGACAAATACCAGTATTGTTTCGATGTTACACTCTGGGGGTGGTAGCCGAGACTGGCAAGATAGTCCACGATACGCAGTTGTTTTGCTTCCGCTATGGTCATGTCATTTTCTTTTCACTTGTTTTCAAAAAACGGTTTACTTTGGTTTTTCTCCTATATATACCCGGACCAAAGTAAACTAAATTATTTTTCACCTTCTGCGTCCTCGCATTCTTCGTCGAAAAGCAAGGCTTCGGTCGGGGTCACATCGTAATAAAAGAGCTTGTCCCGTTTGACGATCAGCTTCAGGTTTTCCGTCAGGTACTGCAGCAGTTTTATCATGACGCTGCGTCCCCGTTTGAACCCGATAGCCTCATAGGAGGCCATGAGAGCCTGCAGTACGTTCTCGAAACCTTTGATGGGCCTGTCCCCGAAAGCGGCGGAAAGCGCCTCCCGGTGCTGCTCGATGGACAAATCCATGAAGCTGCTCCGGGCCTTCGGTCTCACGCTGCCATCAAACGAATAGTTATCCACCATGACCGGCAATCCTTCGTCATCAACGGAAAAAGCAAACGGTTTGAACTCCTTCTCGCGGATATGCAGCGCATGAACTTCACTGATAACGGGATTCTCCGCACTCTTGGTGATGACCAGCACCGTTTCCGCCTTATTGCTCATTTCCGTGCCGATATGCCCGCGCACATTGTTGTCGCCTTTATTCAGGTGCAGCACACAATGGATATGCAGGTCGTATTTCGACGACCATTCCATCATCTTGTTGATAACCTCCACCGATTCGCTGGTGCTGTTGATGTCGAGCATCAGGTCGCGGATGCCGTCAATGATGACCAGCCCGTACCCTTTGTTCTGTCGCAGAGCGTAGTCGATGACCTCAATACGCACGGCCGGCGTGTATTCCCGCAGGCAAATGAAATCGAGATTCTCGTTGTCGGTTGTGGTGGGCAGTCCCGCCAGGCGGAGAATACGTTCCAACACGTTATGGCAATGGAAACGGCTCTGTTCGGTGTCCACGTACAAGATCCTGCGCTTGCCTTCGGGCAGATGCGCCCGGTAGTTCAAAACCTGCCGGCCCGCCAGTGACGCAGCGACAATAGCAGAGACATTAAACGTCTTTTTCGCCTTCGCCTTACCCGTCGAAGCGCTAAAATTGCCGAGCGTCGCTATGGTGGAGTTGTCGATCCATATAATCTGGGGCGGAGTCACGTAGGTGTCCGTGGCCTTTATCTGCGATGCCGTGAGAATATCCGACAGGCGATTCTCGTCCAGTTCCGCCCACGAGTTACGGTCAGTTCTTTTTTCGTTTTCCATAGCGCTTCTGGTTAAAGAACGGTTGGGTTGCGGATACTTCCGTCGCCATACGCATGGCATCGTCCACCGTAGGTTCGTAGTTTTGCAAGAGCCATGCGTCCAGCTCTTCCTTCGCGAAGTAAAGCATCTTGCCGCGAGGTTTGTAGTGCGGGATTTCCTTGTTCGATGTGAGTTTGTACAACATACTTTCGGACACGCCGATATACATGCACGCCTCTTGAAAAGTGAAGACTTTCTTGGTCGTGTAAATGGTATTTTCCAGTAAAGCCACACGCTCCAACAGACCTTCCACCGGTTCCAACTTCTTGAGAACCGCTTCTATGGCGGTCAGCCGTTCGCTTAACCGCTCCATGAATGTTGTTCTGTTTTGCATAAAATACATGTTAAAATTAGACAATGGAGAGTTACCTCCGTTATGCAGCGCGCTAACGGAGGTCAAAGTTATGTGATGTGAACCGGACAGCCGGAAATTCCGGCATGATACTATGCACGTATCACGGCAACTATCACTGTTTTATCTTTCACATACTTGGCTTTTTGGCACTTCGTGTCATATTTTCAGCCGACTGATGGCTTTTCGTATGCCGAGGTTTGCCGATGTAATGTTGTTCCTCGCCGCAGAGAGGGCAGACGAGAGGCTTGAAGCGGTAACATATCTTGTGCCGTCTTTGGACAACAGGAACCGCCCCTTGTCGAGAACCGACTGCCAGTGAGGTAGGATAAAGGTGTTTTCGAGCAACGCATCGAACAGAACCGCCACATGGCGGATATTGTTCACACGTATACAGAAATTCTCCTTGCAGGCAAAAAGCGCTTCCATGTCCTCGATGCGGAGAGTGGAAACGCAAAACAGATGATAAGCGTTGGCGCAAGCCACAATACCTGTCATCTGTTCACGGGAAAAATTGCAACCAAAGGAGAGAGGTGGAGCGTTTCTGGAATCTTCTATACGTGAAGAGTCGAACCATACTCCGGCAATGTCGTACTTTTGTTTCAAGGCCATGCACTCCTCGAAAGAAAATGTTTCTGCGGTAAAGAGGCTTTTGACGAGACTTGTACAATCGAGCAACAGCCCTCTGATGATATGAATGTTCATTTCATGGCAATTCCTGCAAACCGCACTGTTGCAGTCGATGTACCGGTGGCTGTTTATAAAGTCATCCACGTAGCGGCCATATCGTTTGCCGCCTGTCATGACGTCTTGAAGATAAAGCTCCCTTGCTTCGGAGAGCAACTCGTAAAATTCTTCCGCTACATCCTGTTCCGTAGCGAAGTGGTGCAGATGTGGTCTCCCTTCAAAAAAAGAGAGGACCTGTTGTTTTGTCCTTTCATGTCGAATTGTTTTTTATGGGTTTATACTTATTATAATAGTGGCATTACTTCGACCATTTGAAATATCGGAGAAAAGCCGGAAATATTTACCTTAAATTGAATTTGACATGTATGACTACATCAGTCGAATAGGCCGTTAACCAAATTGACTGCTTCGTCTTTTTTCTGGTTGATGATTTTGGCGTACACCTGTGTCATTCTCACGGAGGTATGGCCAAGCAGCTTCGATACGGTATAGAGATCCGCACCGAGCGTCAGCATCATGGTCGCGAATGTATGCCGGGCGGTGTGAAAAGTAAAACGCTTGGTGATTCCGGCCGCTTCGGCCCACGGTCTGAGATACTGATTGATATTTGAAGGCAGGTTGAACACAGGATCGTCTGCAGCCTTGTCCTCACGCTCCGGCATCCATTTCAACGCCTCGTTGGAGAGTGGCAGGTAAATCGGTTCTTTGGTCTTCTGCATAGCTACCGCCAGACGGTATTGGCCGTTATCGACAAAGACATTCTTCCATTTCAGGCCGACAATATCGCTGATACGCAGTCCGCAGAAGCAGGAGAACAGATAGGCATTTTTTACCCTCCCTTCCTGCATCGGAGTGGCAATCAATGCCCGTACCTCTTCGATGGTCATATAGGACCGCACGCTTTCCGGCATTTTGGGCTTCTCCGACTTTTCCATCTCGTTAAACGGATTTCTCAACAACCGTTTAGCCCGAACGGCAGCATTCAGGGCGCCATTGAATATCTGATAATAGGTGTTGCGTGTAGAAGCTGCTATCGGCTTTCCTTTAGGGCGGAAGGTTGTCAGCATGTAGTCGATATAGCCTTGGCAAAAAGCGAGGTCAACCCGATCCAATATAAATCTTTCCCCTGCATATTCTTTCAGGATATGGGTAACGGCTTTGATTTGACCGATGCCCTTCTTGTCGCGTTTCTCTTGGTACTCCAGATAGGTTTGCATCCAGTCCAGCAGATAAATCTTATCCGTATGGTTCACGATACCGGCTTCACCACTGGTCAGCTCGATAATACGTTTCGACTTGATGGCATTTGCGGCAGCCATTGTTATTTCATTTTGCCGACGGGTATTGCTGTCCGTTCCCGGAATAAGATACAGCTTCAGGTACTCGTATGTCCGTTTGCCGTTGCGGTATATATCCAGATACAGACTTTTGCTGCCATCGGACAAATCCTTCATCCGAAGACGGATTGGTTCTTTTACTTTTTTAGGCTTCTTTATTCGTGGCATAATCGTATTCTTTCATTCGTTATTTTTCGTATGCAAATGTACGAATTAAAACTGAAATCAAGAAACAAACAAGAAACAAAAATGTACCCAAAAAGAACCAATTAACAGAAAATAGTGAAAACAACTGAAAGAAATAACTACCCTATAAAGAACTGATATAAAGCATATTTAGTTGTATTTATTTGGATTTTATTTTCATCTTTAATATGCCTGTTTGTTTATTGGTAATATTAAAATTGTCTGGAAGGTTCTCCGACATCTGAAATTCTTCAGCTACTGCAAAATCAACAAGATTATCTAATGCAGCTACTAATATATTACGTTGCTCTTTTTCTAATTTGGTTAATCCATCATTGTGATTACGAAGTAATTCCAGTGCTTTTTCAAAGTCCATACCAAAACCTTTGATTGCATGATTCAATGCAAATTCCGCACGTAACGTCATCATTTCTTCTAATAAATCCCAACGATCCTCTATATTGCCATAGTCCTGTAAAAACTTCTGGAAAACAGCGTAGATAGCAAGGTATTCAGCATTCTCTTCATCTTTGTTCGATTTAGATTCTGCAAGGACGGAAGGAGAAGTGCTATCTTTTATTCTCCTTCCATTAGAAAATTTTCAACGTTGCTTGAATTCTTTCGTTCACCACGCCTATGCCCATATCTTTTGTAATATTCTTCATCGGACATAATGCGTCTATCATTGGAACTTCCATTTATGCTCCCGCTATTACTTGCCATTTCCGATATAGCGTTAAATTGTTTCCCTACGACAATACCAAATTCTTTTTCGATTTCATCTGCTGATACTTCATACTTATCTGTAATAAAAGAATATAAGCTAATCTTGTCTTTGTTACTCATTTCTACACGGTTGGCATATTTGAATTCTAATCCCGGCTTGATATATCCCATAGATACTAATCTAGGAACGATCTCTTCATTCATTACATTTTCAATGAAACCGCGATACATTTCTATGCGCTCCCGAAAAATGTCTTGGTGAGCATTTGTTGATCCAACATAAGATTGGGTTGCTCCAGCCATAGATTCAGAGCCAACTATTAGATTAGAAACTTCTGTATTGGCAAAATTTATTAAACTAGTATATATGTGTTCGGAATTTGACATTGTAAATGTCTTAATGTCAATATCATCGTTCAATCCTGTGACTATTATTTTATTCTGAGCCGCATTTGCAATGTTTTGTGCTAATCGTTGTCGATCTTGGATGCTTTCTGATTCAGTCTTACCATGTATGATAGGTTGACCATAAGTATGACTAAAATTAACATAATTAGCAAGAGTGAATTTTTTTGCAAGGATAGTTGGGGTAGTTGCAGAGAATAGCCCCAAGTCACCATTATCAATAAGTATATAATTCTTGGAGTATTGCGATGAAGCAATATCCCATCCAGGATTCCACTGCCCTTGTCTTTGCACAACTCGTAATTGACTTGCCAATACATTTCTTCGCTCAATAATATTTACTTCAGCTAGCTTTCCTGTTAAAGGATTAATATCAGGCATTATTTCTAATAAGGTGTAACCGTACCATTTGGCTTCAACAATACCTTTTATGATTTTAGTGAATTGAGAACCTTGTATCTTTTTGGTTTCTTCTACATCCTTAATATATTTTCCTCGTTCATTTTGTCTTGCCAACATGTATCGTTCGCCTATAATCTGTGATTCTACAGTTTCTAATACTGCACGTAAATGAGCATCCTGCTCTACACATGCTTCGTATAAATCTATCAGTGGACCACGATCATCTAAAACAACCCCGCGTGTTACTTGGGATTGAATGGATTTGTATCTACAATGACGGTCAATCTCCCTAACATATTCTTGAATAGTTTTTTTGCTAGTTTTAAATATGCTTTCTAAAGGAGTGCCGTGAAATGTTGTTTCTGCACTAATTACATTCATATTAAGAGTTTTTGAAAGAATAGATAGCGAGTCTAAAGTTGGTTTCTATATATATGATGGGGTAGAAGTATATGTATTATAATTTGAAATTTATAAGTATCAGTATTATAGATATATAGCTATAAAATATGTGTTAAATATATGATTTTGTATTGTCAATATGATAAAATAAAATATCTTTGCGTCGATAATTTAATGTTTAACAAATAATACGTCATTAAAATGAGTAAAGATTTTAATTATTTTCGCATTAAGATGGCATACAAGGGCACAAATGATCTAGGTGCTATTGTTCCCATCAAATCAGAAGATCTGGTAATGGCTACATGCTATACCGAAGCAGAACAAATCGCATATAAGTTGACTGAAGGAAAAGATGAGTTTGGTGATGTGGATGTAGAAATTGTCCGCACCAAAATTTCAGAAGTTGCTTATAACGATACATTTGCTACTGATACTGAACTAATTTGTGGATTAATATCCTATTTTTTTGAAGAAAGTGAAGATACAGAAGTTGGGTTGTATCAAGTATCTCTTGTTTATTATGATGTGGACGAAAAGACTGGTAAAACCAAAAGTTCCAACAGTACAATTTACGTACCGGCTTATTCTTCATCTGAAGCGATAGAAAATATTCGCACTTACTTAAAACGGGCTGGGGAAACACGTGAATATACTATTCGCAATGTCAAATATGACAAAGCACAATCGGTCATGGTTACACCTGAAACTCATCAAAACAACATTAGGGTATAATGACTTCTCCTAAGGGAACCGGGAAAATTATCAATATCAAATGTACAGAAGTCTCACTCCCGGAATTTCCTAATCTCCTTTTTGGAACTCATTTTGATGGTAGCAGAATTTTTGATGCTACATATTATCTCCAATCTAAAGACCCCGACAATAAATTAAGCATAGAAGACTTCTTTCATAAGTTTGATTTCCAAATCAAGGCTATTGCAGAAACTTACAAGTTGCCTTTAGAGAAACTGGTATCAATCAACACGGAGGGGCATCAATTGATTGACGGATGTTTATGCTATCCGTTTTTATCTTATGTTGATCCGCAATTCTGCGCATATATCAATGAAATAATAGACGAAATGTTTGTTACTGGAGTTGTTGTGTCAGATACACATTTAATTTCGTTGGTAAAGAAAAGGCTTCCTCCAGAATTGCTCAAACAAATTTGGGATGGCAGAGAAGATTTTTCGTAAACCCAAAGCTGTCTTAATATTTAATCGCAGAAAAACATTGGCTCTTATGGCTGCTTCAGTAAATGAGGCAGCTAAAATCAGCGGTTTAAAGCCTGGAAATATTTCTAAGGCTTGTGTCGGTACATTGATTTCCAATGGTATGTATTATTTTAGATATATAGGCAGTGATGTTGAAATAGAGTTATCAGATATAGGTTCATTAAAGTTAGAGGAATATGACAAATTATGTGGTATCGAACGTCAGACATATCCTACGATGGCGATGAATCGTAAAAAATGGAAATATAATAAAAACAATAGAACGTATGAAAGTAAAAGTTTATAGTACATCAAAACATCCGTTGCCTCAATACGCAACTAAGCAATCAGCAGGACTGGACCTAAGAGCAAATATTGATGCTCCAATTACTATTAATCCTAGAGAACGTGTATTGGTTCCAACAGGATTACATATACAACTTCCAGAAGGTTTTGAAGCAAGAATTCAGCCTAGAAGTGGACTAGCCCTTAAAAAAGGAATCACTTGTCTTAATTCTCCAGGATGCGTGGATGCCGACTATCGAGGTGATGTAGGTGTAATTCTTATTAATCATGGAACAGAGCCGTTTACTGTTAATGACGGGGAACGGATTGCTCAAATGATTATCTCTAAATATGAACAAGCAGAATGGGAGCCTGTTTCTTCAATCGAAGATTTAGAGATCACAGAACGCGGTGAACAAGGATTTGGGCATTCAGGAATAAAATAAGAAATATGGGGTACGTTTTATGTGCCCCATTATTTAATTTATAAATATTATAGGATATGGAGCTTAATTTTACAGTTGAAACAAAAGATGTGTTGCTTGATATGATTAAGCGACACAATAAAATGTATCGTATGGGTACGCCAGAAATTTCAGATGCGGAGTATGATGCAGAAATAGAACTATTAAAAACACTTGATCCAGACAATGAATGGTTCAAACATACCGAACCCGCTTTTGTACCTGAAACCCGAAAACGGGCTTTGCCAATCCCAATGAAATCTTTAAATAAAGTAAAGGATATATCAGAACTTAAAAAATGGTATATGTCTTTAGGCTTGAAAGGAAATGCAGGTGTAATATGTATGCCTAAGTTGGATGGTCTTTCTCTACTATATAATGAATTAACTGGTGAGGCATATTCTCGTGGAGGGATAGAAAATGAAGGGCAAGATTGTACTAGCCATTATCAAGCATCCATTCAATGTTATAACCCTGCCAGCAGTTTTCATTATACTTTTGGAGAATTTGTTATCAACAGAAGTGATTGGGAGCAGCATTTTCATGGGAAACGTTCTAAATTCACAGGAGATATTTTTAAATCACCGCGTAACACAGCTGCCGGTCTTTTAAATAGAGATGAGCCATGTGATTATCTTGAACACGCTTCTTTCTTCAGATATGGGGTGGATGAGAGTTCCTTACATGATTATAACAACTTCCATAGTCTGATAGAAACTATTTGTAATATCTATCAACAAGAGCATCTTTACCATTTTGCTTTTATAGATGAACTGAACGAAGAGCTACTGATGAATTTATTCAAAGAGTGGAGTAAGGTGTATCCAATTGACGGTATTGTGATTTATGTTGATGATTTGCGCTTATGGGAAGTTATTGGCAGACATCAAACATCTGGAAATCCATTATATGCCATTGCCTACAAACATCCAGATTTTACAGAATCTTTTGAAACAACAGTTAAGGGTATTGTATGGAAAGTCAGTAAGTCAGGTGCCCTTAAACCTGTGGTCAATATTGAAATGGTTGATACTGGAGATTGTAACATGGAAAATCCTACTGGATATAATGCCGGTTGGATTAATGATCACGAAATAGCGAAGGGAGCTGAAATATTAGTTACCCGTTCTGGAGGGGTAATTCCTAAGATTCTATCAACTCTTACCCCAGCAACACAAGAAGAACAAGAGAAATTATGGGATGAAATGTCAGAGTGTCCTCATTGTGGTTCATCGACTATGTGGAATGAGAATCACATAGAACTGTGTTGCACTAATCCTAGTTGTCCAGGTGTTCAATTAGCTAAAATTATATTTTTCTATTTGACATGTGGGGCTGAAAATATGGGAGAAGAAACATTATCCAAAATATTCAATGCAGGCTTTACTTCTATACCGGCGATTCTTAACATTACTTTTAACGATCTGATAAAAATCGAAGGATTCGGAGACAGTATTTCAAATATAATATTGGAGAATAACAGAAAAATCATGCAAGGAGTTGATTTGGCGACTTTAATGCAAGCCAGCGATTGCTTTAAAGGAATAGGAAAAATAAAGGCCCAAAAAATATTGGATGAAATGGATGATGAGGATTTATGCTCGTTCTGTCAAGGGTGGTATATCAATCACGAACCGGATGTTCAAAGCGAAGACTTTAAAAATTGTCCTATAACTGTACAAAACTTATTGTTGGGGTATTTTCCATTTATGGTCTTTTTAGAGGAAACTAAAATACCTTACAAATTGTCTCCAAAGACCGCTGTGCTGGAAGGTAAATGTAAAGGTTTGTCCATCTGTGTATCAGGATTTCGAGATAGTAATCTTGAAGAAGTAATCACCAACGAAGGAGGAAAAATTGTTAGTGGGGTGTCTAAAAAAACAACACATTTGGTGGTGAAGGACAAATCTGCCAACTCATCAAAAATGTCCAAGGCCAAATTATTGGGGATACCAATTTTATCAATTGAAGAATTCTATGAAATTTTGAATAATTAAATTATTGTATTACAATATATTAGCGATTAATATTGATTTAAATTGATATTAATCGCTTCTAAATTTGCATAATTGAATGTAATATCATACTTTTGCATAGAGTAAATGAATTGATATAATTATGGCAAAGAAAAATCAGTTAACTAAAAGTGATTATCTTCCTATGGAAGAATATAAGAAATTACTACGCCTTCTTCATAAGGATCGACAATATTTATGGGAACTATATGCTCGACTGGCATTCTGCACTGCACTACGAGTATCAGATATATTGTCTTTAGCATGGGCTGATATTCTCCATAAAGGTTCATTGACTAAAATTGAGAAGAAAACTGGAAAAGTACGAAAAATCCCATTTAATTTAAGTATTCAAACGAGAATAGAGGAACTTTATATATTGCTTAAACGCCCTAATCCGAATGAATTAATATTTAAAAGCAAATTTACAGGAGTATCTGTCTCTTCCCAATATCTTAATCGGATAATGAAAGAGTGGAAGGCTAAATATAAATTGGATATAGAGAATTTTTCTACGCATACTTTTAGAAAAACATTTGGACGATATGTTTATGATACAAGCGAAAACAAGTCAGAAGCATTGTTACTATTGAACAGGATATTCAATCACTCTAACATTGAAATAACTAAAATATACATCTGCATTAGAGAAGATGAAATAAATTCTATATTCGATTCTATCCGTCTTTAACTTCTTCGCTACATTTTACATTTTGATTTGCACGACATGTGCCCCTATCCTTATTCCATAATCGGATAAATAAAATTGACCATGTTTATACAACAAAAGAGGGGACTGTCTGTATCCCCACCCATCATCATTACTTGTGAATTATGTAATACGCTGGAGAACCTGGATGAATGTAATCCTCCGGGAGATATTTTACGTATTATGAGTAAACGAAATGTCTGTTCTAAATGTGCTTTCTGGATGGATAAAATAGCTCATCCGGATATAGGTAATGAAGTTATTGGTTCTCATTATTATATTGTATATCCATTTGTAAAACGACCCAATAACGTTATTAAAGGTTCTGAAGGCAAAGAGTTTTATATTCGGCGATTTGATGGAACATTAATCAAATCCAATAATATATGGCATCAAGGTGAAATCCCAGAACATTTTAGAAAACAATTGCCAGATACTGCCAATTTCCTATCATTGATAACTTATACCAAATTATCTAACGACCCTCATAAGTGTCAGGCTAAAGGATGTTGGGATCGCTATAATTGTCTTAGATATAATTTATCTTGCGAACGAGATGGACCTTTCAATAAGATTCCGGCCAATCATACTATTGGCGATGAAAACTGTCCTTCATTTATAAATATAAACGAATTAAAAATATGATATATGCAATTTTTATACTATGCTTAATATTGTTTGCCATTGCCATTTATGCACTTCGTAAACTATCTAAGCAATACAAAACTCTTCAAGAGATATATTATCTTCAGAAGCTAATGTTATCTCACTCTCAATTTACGAATGATGCCAATGAAATGATTTTATGGAAAATCAGATATGATATATGGTGCTGGAATGAAAACTTAGTAAAAGCGGAAAATTATGAAATGGCACAACAAGCCAAAGTAGCAACTAATATTATAGCTGATATGATAACTTTTTATCGTAACAATTTAAAAGCAGATAATAATGATACATACATTAAAAAATGAGATGGAACGAATGTGGAATCAGTTTGACCATAAAGCGTTTATCTCAAATGATCCTATTCAAATAGTACACCAAATACGGAATCTTTCTGGGAGAACTACAGCGGATATTGAGGTTTGTGCAATATTAACGGCTATGGTTTCATGGGGACAACGTAGTCATATAATATATTGTGCAGAGAAGTTGATGAACGTATGTGGATGGGAGCCAGGTAAATATATTAAATTGGGTGATTTTTATGATATTCCGGACGAATGTAGTATTTACCGTACTCTTACAGGAAAAATATTTAAAGAGGTGTGTCATCAATTAAGATGCTTCTACAGTAAACACGATTCTATTCAGGAATATTTAAAAAAACATCCCATTTCACTTGATGATTTATTACTCACGCTATGCAATTGGTGTGAACCGGCCCGTCTTGGAAGTCCATATCGTAACTCTGCTTGTAAACGTATTAATATGCTATTGCGTTGGATGGTTCGTAAAGATGAAATAGATTTAGGAGTATGGCAGACTGACTTAATCAAACCTAAAAAACTATACGCTGTTATGGATACCCATGTTGCGCAGCAAGCACAACGTATGGGGCTTATATCTTATCCTAAAGAAAGCTGGAAGGCTGTTATGGAACTCACTCATGTTTATCGCCAATGGGATGCAGAGGATCCATTAAAATATGATTTTATATTAATGACAAAAAACTTGAAATAAAATGATTGTTATTCTTTTAATTGTATTGTCGCTTGTCTCAATCGCGGCTATAACCATTGTGGTTGCACAGAATACAGCTTGTAAAGATTGTCCTTTTAAACGGACATGCGATGAATTGTTGAGCCAAAATCAACTTAACTTGTGCCAACAAAATAATATGCCAAGTCAAAACGAAGAGAAATAATAAATAGATGTATAACGAACTAATTTAATAAAAGTATGGATATAGAAAATAAAAACAGAGTTTCTGTAGAAGATATGAGAGCATGTTATGCTGAAAGATTTCCGTATACACCCAATAATCAACGCATAGGACGATTTGCAAAACAAATAGGTTTCCGTCTTACCAAACAGATGGTTAAAGGGCAGATTATTAGTTTTTATATAAAAGATGATACAAGTAAATGAGTACGTTTTCCGATAAATTCGATAACCACTGGAAGTGCATCCCATACGCAATGGCAACATTAACATCCAGTGATGGCTTTATGATTTTATTTCATCTGTTACGAAGAGGCTATACGGATGGAGATAAGACAACATGCGCCATATCCAACAAAGAACTAGCTGACGTCATGGGAACTTCTATTAGTTCAGTACGCCGGGCAATAGATACCTTGAAGCAACTTAATCTTATCAGCTGTTCTCAAAATAAAGGGGCACTTTGCACATTCTATGTAAATTGGAGTGAGATACGAGCAATACATAAAGTAAGTTCTCAAATATCAGATAAAGGATGGGTATATCTGCGAGGCTTGTGCTTAAATAGCGAGGTACGTCCAATTTCAGCGATTCCATTGACCATATTGAACGATGTCGTTCGTCAATATCCACACACCTCGCTCAATATGAACACACCCTCGCTCAATATGAACACACCCTCGCTCAATATGAACACACCCTCGCTCAATATGAACACACCCTCGCTCAATATGAACACACCCTCGCTCAATATGAACACACCCTCGCCAATAGACGAAGAAAAAGGTGAAGACATAGAAAAACTATCAGAAAATGTAGTCAAAGAGCAATCTAACCTCGTTCAATATGAACAGGGGTCCGCTCAATATGAACGAGGGTGCGCTCAATATGAGCAGGGGTGTGTTCATATTGAGCGAGGGTCCGCTCATATTGAACAACAGAATAAGATATATATAGATAATATAGAGAATAAAGAGAATCATAACGAACGAAGTGAGTTTAATAAAGAAACTGATATGAAGATTTTGGAATGGTTCAATTCTCGTGACTTATCTTTTCCAGATCTTTCTTCTTCTGATTTTGAAACCATCATCAACCTTCCAGATTTTGCCGATAATGATTTTGATATGGCAATAAGAGAAGTTTGGGGATATTTGCAATATGATGAAGACTCTCCAGGTAATTACATTCCAGCTGAATATTTCAAAGATATTCTTTACCGTGCTTGGAATGATTTAAAAACTATCAATCCAGATTTCTCTCTTTCGGAACAAGACATGAAGAATATTTTTGGATTCGATGTTGAGATGCAGAATGGAGAACCTGTATGTTATGTGACTCCCAGTAAAATTAAAAACATCAATCAATCTCCTTCATCTTCCAGAAAAATTAAACGGAAGGGAGTAGGGGACCGAACCTCCAGATTAATATTTCTTGAATCTATCCGACAAGTCGCTGAAAGAGATACGAACATGTTGACAGATGCCGAATATGCAATATGGCTTATGATTGAGTTCGTGAAAGAACGGGAGAGTAATCAGCAACCTCGTCCATCGGAAGTGACAAAAGCAGTTTATGAAGATTTGCTTAAACGTTTCTCAAACGAATCGAAGGTACCTGTGGAAGATTTGAGAACCCTCTGGAAAGAACTTCCTCAAAAAAATACAGTTAAACTTCATCCTCAACAGTTATCAGTCGATAAGATTATAAACTATAACGTGCAAGTAAATCAGGCAAGTGATGTGGAAGAGCTTTATAACAAAAAGATGGCAGAACAACCATGAAGTCTTTTGCCACCTTCCAGAATCCTTTTCCTTAGCCGGACTTGATTATCTTATTTCGGGTTCGGCTAAAAAGTTTCTTCTAATTTCTATTTCTTCAGACAGTATTCTAATCGCATCTTTCTCTCTTCGAAAATAATTGCCTGCCAGATAACGTTTATTGCTTGTTACAGTTCCTTTTTCCACATCTGAAGTAACTTGCATCTTATCTGTAATATACCAGTAGCGTTCTCCTGTAGCTACTTTCATGTTCAAAGGCTCAATTCGTTTTAGAAAATGATTCCATGTCTTACCAACCTTAGCTAATTCTACATCCAGAGCCTTTCTTTGATAATCCGCTGGCTTGAAAGTTGTGAACGAGAAATCATCTATTTTTCCCAAATACTCGTTCATGCTGTATTTAACCGGTTCCCCTTTGATAACATAGCAATACATAACGATGTCTCCAGAGGATTTATCTGCAAGTCTTACGACTCCATATCCTTCTTGACCAGTTTTATGATTATGGAAGCATACTAAATCACATGATTTGGGAATATATTTAGTGGAAATTACGAAAAATGGGTTGCCAAATTCCTGGCCATTTTCATCTAAAACTAAATAGAGGCGATTTAAAGCATTTTCTCCGGCTGGGGTTATAATGTCTACAGGAATTGTTATTTTGTCGAAATTAGGCGTGTTTCCGTCAATTCTAAGGCATATTAAAACAGTATTCACATTCCCTTCTTGTACCAAACCTATAGAATCGTTCCATTTTACTGCATCTCCAGCTCCAAATCCTTTGTCAAACCAGTTGGCAAATGTAGCGTAATCGAGAGCTTCAGGATCGTCTGAATAACTGGAAGGTACATGCAGCTTAATATTATATTCTGTTTTGCAATAAGAACTGATTCCTTTAAAATCAATTTCAGACTTATATTTTCTTTTTCTTAGAAAATGCTCTACTTGTTTTTTAGTTTTCATATTTGGATTAAATAATCAATTGTTAGGCAAATGTAATATGATTTTTTGATAAACATCAATTTGGATATAAAAATTTAGCTTAATTACCATAAAACGAGACTGAAAAAATAGGTGGCTGAAAAAAAACAGAAAACTTATATATTGAATTTTTATATCGTTGTCAATTTGAATATATTGGAAAATAATTATTTCTCTGTATTATAAAAATAAAGTTAATAAATTGATGCTGGGATAATTACGAAATCTCTACTTCCAGATTCGATATATTATAAAATTAATGTTAGAAATTGGAGATAATTTTATTGTATTGAATAACATGGTCTGGAAGAGAATTGGCTTTTCATACTATGATCGACTTTTGAAAAAACGAGATTGAAAAATCAGGTCGGATTATATATACGGTATTCGCTCTATAATTGACCGGCTCTGCCTTGTTTTTTTTATGTTTTTGGAGGTTATATCTTTGTAAATCAGTTATTTGTATTGTTTCACTAATATACAAAAGTGAAACAAATGTGCTTTTGCTCTTTGTTTTGCCTATTTATTTGTTTTTGATACTCTTTTGAAATAATTACAAATTTATCCTTTTGTGTATGTGATTTGTTCCCGTTCCTTTTTGCATCTAGGTAACAACATCTTGCGCGCGTATATGTGTGCGCATGTGTGTATGTGTGTCACGATTTGCCCTAATAAGTAACCACGCGTACACGCGCACGTGTTGGGATGCTTATTTTGTTGATTATCAATTGTTTATAGATGGTTCTCTTTGTTTTGTATTTGTATGTTGTTGAAAATCAGATATTTATAAATTATTTTTAGTCTTGAAATGAAATTATTTGCTTATTTATTTGCGTACTTCAAATAAGTATCATATCTTTGTATCGTCAAGTTAAGATAACGGCTACTTGATAAAGTGTTTACTTTCCGTTTTGGTTTTTATCTGTAAACCTACAAAAAGCGAAAACCGCAAACAGATACGAGATAATAAACGTAATTAATAACCGTAAAAACAAGAAGTAAGAAACGGACAAAAGAAAGTAATACATAAAAGCAAAAGGAGTGCGAAAGCGAAAGCAAAAGCGCACGCCCAGACATAAAACGGGATGTTTTGTGAACGGGAAAAGAATACCCATAACTGTAATGGTCAGTTATTAAAGATTGTCATGCAAACCGTCGCTGGCACTATGGGGGAGCTATATACATAAGTCTGCTACAAAAGCGTGCCATAGGTGCGTAGCTCCATGCAGCAAAAGGGAAAAGTGTAAACTTTGTGCCATAGTTGTGCCCAGTTGCCGACTGCATACCGAAAAACGGATGTTTACACAAAGGTGTGAAAATCTGCCCCTAATGCGAACTGAGAAAGATATATGCCCTTGCGTATATATGTAATCACCAACGCAACGCAGCCCTAACAGTGAAGAAGTGTATGCCAAAAGTGTGCTTTAACGGTAACGATGGAAATTACCTACCACATAGGCGAAAGCGTATGTAAAAAGCTGCAATTCAATCGGTTTGGTTGCAGTTGGTGAGCACTCATACACAGGGCGCACGGCTCCGTTGCGCTGTTAGTGACGGGCAAAAAGTTGTACATAGAGTGTGCTGGATAGGTGAATGTCCAGTATGCTCTGATTGGGCTTTAACGCAATCGAAAGTGTGTAAACGTTTTCGGTGGTGCGTTCCTATTTTGGTAGGTCGGGGTTCGATTCCCCGATTGCCTACAATGCGCTATTGCAGAAAATTCCTAAAAAACAGTAATCATGGGAACAATTAGTAGGTATAACAGTGTACAATTTGAGAACTTAAACGCAAATGAGTTGGTAGGCGTAACTTTGGTGTATAAGAGTGTAAACCGTGACGGAGAAACGCATTATTCAGGACTGAATTTTGCCGGTGATGAATACACGCCAAAGGATAAGACACAGGACGAGATTTTCCGCGTGTGGAAGAATGTGGTAGCTACGTTCTGGACTGTAAAAGCGGTAGAAGCTGGGCTGCGTGAAGATAATGGTGGTATTGCATCCAAATTGCGTAGCGGTACACCGGCTGAAATCATAGTGCGTACAAGTGATTGCAAAGTGTCAAAGAAGTGGGATGTTGAGGGAAGTGTATGGAGCCGTATTGGTTTGGTGCCTACAAAGAAAGACCTGGATTGTGCAGCACGTGATTTTAAGAAGAAAATCCATGCTGCTACAAAAGCGTCTTTCGATGCTCTGAAATTCCGTTTGAACTTTGAAGAAGTAGCCGCAAAAGCTGCTGACTATTATGAAATCTTGGGTGTGAAGCATGATGCTACGGAAGCGGAAATTAAAGCTGCATACAAACAAGCTGCTAAATCTGCTCATCCTGATGCCGGTGGTTCCAATGAAAAGATGCAAGAGGTAAATGCAGCATGGGAAGTGCTGGGAAACGCTCAAAAGCGTGCGGAATATGATGCGCGAATGGCTGCATAAATAAAGAACTGGTAAGTCATAACATACATAGCACGTCTGAAGGTGAATACAGGCGTGCTATTTTTATGGGTAAAACAAACGTGGAAGCGTAGCGTGCAAGAAGTGCGAGTCTTTGTTACCCACTTTAATTGTGGCATGTACTTTTGAGTGCGTGCCATTTTTGTGTCTGATTGTAAACCTTTAAAATATAAAGCATGAAACGAGCAAGAATCCAAAGAACGAGCGTGAAAGTTATTTCTACCTCTTGTGCAAGTATGACATTTTATTTGCCTAAATCTCAAAATGTTACCGTGAAGCGGAAAACTGTGTATGATTTATTTAAAGCGTAAATCTATGAAGAAGTATGTTGTGGTATATAAGCGGAAAAAGTATATCAAAGTAGCTACTGCAATTGGTAGTAAATTTTATAAAATCTTGGTAGTTATATGCCTGTTATTTTCCTGTATTGCGATAAATGCCAAAACTATACGGGTATTTACAGGAAACATACAGCGCGTGGAGAAGACTGTGAGGATAGATGGAAACACTTACTTCCTAACATTGAAAGATGGTACCATGTACCAACTAGAGGATGAGAAGCAATATAGTATTGTATTGGAGAGTTGGAAATATTTCAAGTTTATAATGATTGATGTGAAAGATAATGGTAAAAAAGAATGATATAGCCAGTTTCTTCTACTATATGTGGAATTGCTGGGATGAGCACGAATGTGCTGTTGCTTTTGAAAAAGCCGAATGTGGATGGAGACATTTATGGAACAAGTGGCGTGAATATAATAGTCAAAATGGTCATTATGGAGCGGTAGAAGAATTTTTTGCCAATTTGGATGACAGGAATCAGAACTTACTCGTAGAGCGTGCACTGGAAATGTACAGCGGTAAAAAACGTATCAAATGAAAAAGATATTCAAAGTAATCGTGGGATGTGTTATTGTTATACTAACATTAAAAGCCTGCCGCTTGAATTATGTGTGCGATGTAGTTGATAGCATCCCAAAAGAAATCCGAGAGCGCATAATTACAGAGCACCCAGAATGCGCCAATATTGATTTGTTGGTGAAATTCTGGGAGACTAAAGGAGATTCCCTTGTTTCTGAAATTGCTAAGGAACAAATATATGACTGTGAACTTACCGAGTATTTGAAACTCCATCCTGAAGAGAACAATTAATATCAAGACAATAATGGAAACAAAAGTGTGTAAAGAATGTGGTCAGAGTTTGCCCAAATCAAATTTTTCTAAGAACAAGGCAACCAAAGATGGGTTGGCAAACTATTGTAAGAAGTGTGACAAAGAAAGAAGACGCAAATCCAGTGGGGGCATAACTCAACAAGGAGTAAAAGCTACTCTGAAAATGTCTGACTTTGATGACAACATGTTGTTTGCTGAATTGCGTAGACGTGGATACACTGGAGAATTACGTTATTCCAAAGTAGTAAATATATAGGTATGTACACAAGTTATGGCTGGGAGTTGACTAATTTTTTGCAGGGACAAGATGAGGAATATCTGCTTGAAGTGTTAACGGAAAATTACAGACGTTTGAGAGATGTGCCAGATCATCTTATTGTGACATTGCTTGAATACCGTGGTTATACTGGAAGATTGATAAAAAGTGAAAATTAAAATAAAGAAGTATGATACCAGAAATTATTGAACAAATGCGCAAAGAGTTATACGATACTAAATTGTGCATCTCTGATTTCGAGAAGTATGATTTGAAAACTCTTGAAAAGACCAATGAGCCATTTTTTTGGTTAGTGCGCACACACGGAACACATTTGTGTTTTATTGGCCCCAGTGTAGAAAGTCTTTTTTCGTCAGAAAGTAACCGGTTTGCAATTATGAAAGATTCTCATGCTATTATCGCAAGTATTGTTTATTGGGACGATTTGGACTATAATAAGTATTTTTATTGGGATGGAGCACAGCTTCAGAAAGTATCCAAGGATAAGGTTATTTCAATATTCAATAATATTTGGGGAAGCCGGATACATCAACTTTCCATTCAATACCCTGAAGAGTATGCAGCCATAAACAAACCATTGGAATTAAAAATGTCCCCAGAAATATCAGAGCGTGTAAAAGAGGTCAAGAATATTGCTTCGGAATTGCAAGATTCAAGTTTTGAAGATTGCTTGAAAAGTCTACAAAAATGGGTGAGATTTGCCGTTAACCAACATATTGAAATATACGGTGATTTTGCGAAAAATAGCTTTGGATTCTCTGAGGTGGTAAATGGCGAACGCAAAATTTGCGGTGGGATAATTATGTCCCCAAATGCGACTGAAAGACGTTGGAGCATTCATACATAAAACTATTGTAATATGAAGTATTCAGTAAATCCTAATCTCAATGCTGTTATGAATAGTATTGAGACACAATTATTATCCAAAGGAAAGGATAAGCAAGAGAGTATTCAAATTATTAAGAGGTATATAAAATCATTTCCTAAAGAACCGGATTATAACTTGGCACAACATGGAGGTATGCTTGTTTCCCCTTATGATGTGAGAGAATTGAATATTAAATGCGGTTATAGTGCTGTTGTTCAGAATAAAATTTCTGACGGGAGAGTCTGGAGTATATACTTGTTGCAAGTAGGAAGAGTTGCAAGGGAACTTTTAAAAGCAAACGAACTATGAAAGTTATATCAGAAATTTCACTTCGAGATTTCAAATTTTGGAGTGGGGGTGAGGATCGGGCAAAGAACTGTACCGATGAACAACTGGATAAAATTGAATCCATAATGGAAAGTGATGCTCCTGAAAGTGGTTGGACCGATGATGACATAAATAATTTCTTTTGGTTTGACTTTGATACAATCGCAGACTGGCTTGGATATAAAGACGAAAAACATTTTGATGCAGGCGTTAGAGAAGATGATGTGAAAGAAGCGCAAGATTGGTTTGATGGTATTACAGACACCGAAGATATGATTGGTATTGCGGGTTTTGATAGGGAAGACTATATTTCTACAGATGAAGATGGGAAAGAAGAATTTGATGAAGATCTTGTTTGCTATGACTTTTCAAATTGGTGGGATAATATGGATGATATTGAACAAGTGAAAGAGTATCGTAAGCACGAGTAAAGTGTTATGGTAGAAATCCGGGTTCGATTCCCGGAACACTACATATATTAGTTGTTTCCATGTGTGTTGTTCGACATGTTTTTGTTTGAAGGGTGGCGCGATCAGAATGTTATTGTTCTGGTTGCGCCTTTTCTTTTAAAGTTAAAGCGAGTTAATATTCAAAAAGTGGACAACTATGGACACCATCAAAAAACTATTCGATAATAAAAACAAAAGGAAATATGCAAAAGGAGTTGTTAGAAATAGAGTTTCGTTATAATGACAGACCGATAGGTAGCTGCCCAGCTACTTCTTGTAGTAAGACAATTGCCATAGGTATATTTGATACTTTGGAAGAAGCAGTCAAGGCAGGTAATGAAACATTGAAGGTGTTGTCAGAACATTTCCAAGTAAGAGCAGATGACCGCTTTAAAGTTCGTGGTTTGTTTGGCACTCCAGATAGACTTGTTACAAATTGTTGCTATACAACTAAAGGGATTGCATATTTTGCAAGGATTACTCCTCTAAAATTTGATGATCTCTCTGAAACTATAGCAGAGGCATTTAAAGCATACGATAGATACAGACAATATAAACGTGAACAAGAAAACGATGAATAATATGGATGTAATAGTCTTAAATCACAAAAACAAAGTGTCCTTGCAGGTACAGCATGTAGATATTGGTAGTTCTATTGATTTGCATTTTCCAAACGAGAATCAATCATTTGATGCTTTTCAGAAACTTCGTGAAATAGGTGTGAGATGTTTCCATGCTGGTAAAAATGCTCCTTGTGGGGCTTCTGTAATGATGTATTCTTATGGTAATGATAGTCTTCAACTTCAAATAAAGTAGTAAAATGGAAGAAAAGAAGTATATAAATATTGATAATATGGCGACACGCCTTTGTCAAATTCTCAAAGATGCACGTGAAAGCATGGTTGATGATAAAAATAAGGATTTTATCATGGAGAACTTTTCGGATAAGCATCTGGAAGATAAGAGCAATGAAATGGCTTGGCAGTTTAATTCTGATATGAAGAAATACCTGCATAATCCGGACCACAGGATTTGTGGTAATTTCAATAACATTGATTATGACTACCCTTATCATATTTATGGAGAGGTTACATACGACACACCTCTTGTAAATGCTATGATTGCTAGGTTAGATGCCGGTGAAGACAGCGAACAAGCTAACAAGGACCGTAACTTTCTTGTTGATTGGTTCTTTGAAACCTTTGGTACACATGGAATATCCTATAATTTCCAGTCAAATATATCAGAGTTCCTTTATATGGAGTTTGAAAACCAACAATCTTAAATCAATGAAAACAATAACATTGCAACTGTACACTTTTGATGAATTGTCGGATGAGGTACAAAAGGAAATTATTGAGCGTGAACGCTGGAATATAATGGAGCAGTGCATGGAGGGTTATGGTTCGGATTATGTAACGTCTCTAAGAGCTTTCGAGAAATTGACAAACACCCAATCATATAGTTGGAGTGTTAACTATAGCGGATACGATTTTAATTTTAAATGTAGTTATAACCCAATTTTTGAATGTCCAGTTAATTGTGATAATGACATTTACGCAGAGGATTTGTGTGGGAAGTTACTGTTCCGATATATCAATAATAATATTATGCCATACATTACGCATGGCCAATATTATTCAACTTCGGGTGAGTGTATAGACGGGAAACACACTTATAAGCATAGACGAAGTAGGGTTATTAAATCTTTAGAGGATTGTCCACTAACTGGTATGTGTTACGATTATTACTTGCTTGAACCTATCATTAAATATTATAAAACTTGGTGCAGTTATCCGGACTACTTTTCGCTCACAGACTTAATAGAACAATGCTACGACAGTTTTTTCAAATGCTGGCATGAAGAATATGAGTATTGGGCCAATGATGAAAATGCAATCCGGGAGGAATTACATAACAACCAGTATGAGGACAGGTTGTATTATATGGATGGAAGAGTTTATAGTGGACCGTTAGATGATGTTGCATAATTAAAATTCAAAAAACAATGGTACTCAATATAGTAAAAAATGGTACTGATTCTTCGAGCATTTTAGAATACGTGAGAAAAACTTTCAATAACTCAAAGGTAAGTATTAAAACAGACTATGAAATATCTGTTGATATTGAAGTAGTTGGCGAGGGTGGACTGCACAGTTTGGAAGGACTAAAAGAACTGGAAGATTATTTTAGAGACTATGATATCAGGATTTGGTAATTTTAAGTGGTCAAGAAATGAACGGAGAACAGATAATACCGCCAATTACTGATCCATTAGGGAAACATTGGCAACAACCTCACAGAAGATTTATTGAATTGGACGATACCCATGCACTTATGAGCGAACAAACGTTTAAGGGGCTGAAAGAATATTCGACTTCAATACCTACAGGAAGATACGAAGGTAAAATGTGGAAAGGATTTATAAAAGGGGAATGGTATCTTGTATGGCTTGCCCCTGACACAAATCACAACTTACTTCGTATAGAAAAAAGGACAATATTAATAGTATAAAATAAATAAGATATGAATAGAAGGACTTTTAAAATAGATATTGACTTTGATGTTCAGTTTTGGGCATTGTTGCCGGCAATAAATATCAATTTACACAACCATGAATTTGAGTTTGAATGGCTATGTTTTGGATTTTACTTCGGTAAACAGAAATATGAAATAGGAGAAATTAAATAGCCCTCAAAACAGAATAGATATGAGTGAATATTCATTGAAAGAAAGAGTTCAGATGTTAACATCGTCGCTTGTATATGGCGGCCCTATGACATTTGAGCAAATCAAGAAATTAGATTGGTTGAAAAATACATCTGAATATGGAATATTATTCTATCTCCGGGAAGCTGAAAGATATGAATGGATAAAGACTAAATGTTTCAAAGGTGATAAACCGAATATCTATTCAGCAACAGCTAAAGGCCGAAAAATGGCTGATGCAAGAGATTAAATAAAGAATGAATATGATATTATTTGAAAATCCACCTACCGTCTATTTTGAGAGAGTAGAAGACTATGAAGAGAAATCGACTCCGTGGAGACGGGTTCCTCCTGCATATAAAGGTTCGTCCACTAAAAGTGGGCGCAATAAGAAACAAATAAGAAGAGATCGTAAACGCAATAAGAAAAGATAGTTATGCCGCATTTAAGTTCAATGGAAAATCGAAAGCTTTATAGAATTGTAATTGATGTCCAGTACGGAGATATGCTGGACGAATGTGATAAACTGTACGATGGTAAAGGGTCTGGAACTGTCTTTACCGATGCGAATGGAGAAGCTGTTATTGATTATCTGAAGCAATGGGATAGCGATGAATGGGCTGACGATGATATTCGCAGCGAAGAACCAAGGTGGGTGAATAATGGCACTGATTCCGTACATCAAAAGGATGGATACATCCTTATTTACAACTCAACTATTGGTGGTGTATATATGCTGTATCGTGAAGCAAATGATGCTGAAATAGAATGGTATAACAACAATTGATATGTATGAAAAATGAAACAAAAATAACTTTCGTAAAATCTCCAGAAGAAGGAGAAATATGTGCTGTATTTGTGAATGAATTGGGGATAGGTCCAAAACTAAATTGACAAGCTATATGCACATCGGACAACACGCCGGTTGCTCTCCTGACATTCTGAAAAATTGGCCTTTAGCTACTGAACAAGAATATCGGTCATTGTTAGAAGAACTTAACACAATAGGATATGAAAACATCAAAATCATTCAATCAAGAATATATTGAGAAAGCAAAAACGCTAATCCATGAAATCCTCGAAGATAAAAAAGAGTATGATGATTGGACTCAAATCTGTTTTTCCATACAAAATGCAGTACAAGCTGCGGCTAATATATGGGGAATATCATCAGATGAACAGATTAATAAGATGAGAGCCTTTATTACAGAAATGGTTCTCACCGAACTTTCAAATCTCAAACAGTTTGACATAGTGTTTAAAAAGAAGGGGATAAGGTCATTAGACACATTGTATTGCCCCAAATGTGGAAGTAATAATGTTGAAGAAAGAGCATGGGTAAATCCAAACACAGATGAAATCAGCTATAATGATTCAGTTGAGGAAGAAGATTGCTGGTGTAATATTTGTGAAGAGCATGTAGAATTATGCACCCTTTCAGAATTATGGGAAATGTTTGGGGATATTCCGGTAAACAATGATGATGAGATTGAAGAAGACTTCCTCAACTTCCCAGCCGGAACACCAAAGTTCGATGTCTGGCGTTGGTTCGATGAACGGTGTCTCAATAACCTGCACGATGATTTAATGTTTCCTCAAAACGATGCCGTATAAATCAGAAAAGATTCGTATCGCTGGAACCAAATATGATAGACGAATAAAGCTCACTCCAGACCAAAAAGAATATATAAAATGGTTGAGAGAAAAGCAATTAATCAGTTACTCTAAACTTGCTAAAATATTTGGAGTGAGCAAGCGTCTTATTCAATTTATTTGTTGCCCAGACAAATATTTGAAAAATAAAGAGAGTTTAAAACAGCGTAAAGCAGAAGGGCGATACAAACCTACAAAAGCAGAATGGGCAGCAACAATTCGTGAGCACAGGAGATATAAGGAACAACTCAAAAAGAAAGGAGATATAAAATGAAAGATAAGATTCTTACAATGTTCTTCGACATTAATAGATGGACAAAAGCAATTGAGAAAGGCGTTCTGAAGGATATTCGGAAGAGCGAACTTATCAAACTGACAGAAGAACCAACCAGAATTCGTATGGCAGAAGCTATGTTGAATGGTAAATATCAAATAACACCACCACATATTGCACAAATTCCGAAGGATAACGGAGAGTTTCGTACTGTATATGTCAACGAACCTATTGATCGTATAATCCTAAGCATCGCGAATGATTTGCTATTTGATTTAATGCCAGAGATGATTCATCCTGCTTGTAAATCTTATCAGGTTGGTATTGGTTGTGGTAAAGTGGTTTTGGAAGTAAGTCACACAATTGTTAACATGAAAAGTGATGGTTATGTGGGCTGGAAGTCTGATTTAAGTAAATATTTCGACTCTGTTCCTATCCAGTTTATTGACGCAGCCTTTGATAAAGTGGAAGCTAAGTGTGGTCATTCTGTGTTAATTGATGTATTAAGAAAATACTATTATTGCGGATTGTATTTCGATGAGAACAACGAACTGCATGAGAAATATCAATCACTTAAACAAGGATGCGCAGTAGCAAGCTGGTTAGCCAACGTGTTGCTATATAGCCTAGATGATGAACTGTCCCAATTGAATGGGTTTTACGTAAGGTATTCGGATGATATGTTGTTCGTTGGTCCGGACTATGAAAAGGCTATGACCATTTTACAAAAGAGATTGGCCGAAAAATCAATGAATTTGAATCCCAAGAAAGTAGAGTACCTGACTATGGACAAGTGGTTTAAATTTCTAGGTTTCAGCATTAAGGGAAGTATGATTTCTTTCTCTCCCAATCGTCTTAAAACCTTCCAGAAAGAAATAGAATCAAGAACCATCAGAAAACGTGGTATTACGTTGAAGAAGGCTGTGGATTCGGTTAACCGATATTTATATAAAGGCAATGGAGAATATAGTTGGGCGACTCAGACCCTTCCAGTATGTAATGTTCGGGTTGATATTAATGAATTGAATAAATTCGTAATGGATTGCCTTAGAGCCGTTGAAACTGGGAAACATAAAGTTGGTGGCCTTGGCTATGTTAAGGATAAGCCGGATGGTTGCGTTGTTAGAGGCATTGGTCGGAACGTAAAGGCTAATCGAAATAAATCTAAAAGTAAAGAAATTGAAGGTTATTTGACAATAGGTTGTATGCAGAATGCTATTTTGACCAGAAGAGCAGCGTACAATACTTTAGTGGCAATATTGTAATTATAAACTGGGTACACAGTGGTAAATGTGAAACAATTATTTAATATACAGGATTCATATACTACTGGATACGCCTCGTCCGAACCCTCACAGAGATTCGTCCTAGGCGTATCCAGGTAATAACCTGTGTATATCTAAAGATTAAAGAGATGTACCAATTGTTCGACATTTACTTTATAGCACAACAGAAGAATCCAAGAAACAATAATTTAACGTCCAGATGATACATTAGGTGCCCCGATTCTATCCTTGAAGGATTACATCCTTCAGTATCTACTCCGGGCACCATATAATCATCTGGATTATATCAATGAAGATAAAGAGATGTGCCAATTGTTATGAGGATTCTTATCAAGTAGCACAGCAGGCAAGTTCAAGAAGATATTTTCATATTCTAAATTTGAATGATTGATCATTTCACCGGAGGTTACAAGGCTATATAGCCTTTCACCTCAGGTTCTACGATCAAGTCATATTTAGAATTATCATAAAAATAGAGTAATGTGCCGATTATTTGAGAACTTGTAAAATAAATGAAATACATCAAAAGTTATCCAAGGAATACATTTGTTTACTGTTCCGGTGAGCAGCTTCCTGGATCTATGAGTCGATAACTCATCTGCTCCAGGAATATCCAACCGGAATACATCTATTGGGTAAAGTAATGTATCAGTATTATGAGGATAACTATTCAGCACAGATATGTAATTCAAGAAATATCATTTATATAGCTGGTTATATATCAGGAAGGACCGAGTACTAATTGTCCTGGTCCGTTCCTGATCACACCAGCTCTAAATCGAATAAGTATAGAAATGTGCCAATATTTTGAGAATTACAACTTATTACTTAACACAAAGTTTACAGTCTGGGATTTAGTAATTTAACAATACTGGACAAGATATGATGCCCGCGTGATGACGGTCATCCTATGTATGACCTAGGATTACGCGGGCATTACTTGATACAGTATATATCATAAACATATAGACATGTGTCACGCTAAATGGGGGCTGTTTTATAAGTAACACAACTTTCATTTATACAAGAACCTTGCGTTTAACAACTATCCGACAATTACGCCGGCATCTACGGTTTTATAAACCTTTATTCCGGCGTATTCTGGATGTTAATATCAGGCTTTTAAAGAAATGTGTCAAAGGTTTGAGTATAAAATCAAAAGTAAACATTATGAAAAATATTTATCAAGAATCAATACAGGCTGTAGAGAACGGAACCAAGTTTAAAGTAGATTTTAAAACACGAAGTTTCAAACTTAATGGCCAATATATTATACAGAATTCGCAGTATGAGGGAAACTTAGGTGTGGAATTATGCGCTTCTCTTGATGAGTTTCTGTCTAATGTAGAGCATTTATATACTCGATATAAACATTCTATTCCATCAACAATGAGTGAATGTAAAAACCGAAAATACTTTAAAGCTTTGTCTGATAAAGATTTGGAGGATGAAGACATGTTGTTTGGAGTTGGTCGAGATATAGCACAAGTCGAATTGGAATTATACATTCTCTGTCAAATAATATTGGGTATAGGTTGGGATGCTAATAAAATGGGTAAATGGTTTTGGCAAAGCAACAAAGATAGAGATTTAGTAATTCTCAAAAACTGGGTTACAGTAGAGAAATAAATAATCAGACTAAAAATTAAATTATTAATAAGTTATGAAACAGTTAAAATTTGAATGTCCTGAGTGTGGTACCGAGTTTACGCTTACAGCTAATCAAACCAAAGCTAAGGAGCGTATTGAAGCTCTAAAGAAAGCCGGTGTTGATGTTAGTGAGCTTTTTGCAATGCAAAGTGCAGATGGTTTGGAGTTTATAGCCTCAAAAAGAGATGGTGTCATTAGTATCTTGGAAGAAGATGATCCAATCTTCCAGGCCATTATAATTCAAGGCACAATTCCTAATCGCCAATTATTCAGACGTTGGGTAATGGCACAGATGTTCCGCATAATTTATATAGCCACCAATACCCACGGTGCTTATAAGCCGATTGGAGTTTCAGAGGTGATTCATAGTATGGGATATGAATATCAGTGGAAGATGTTAAATAACGAGTTGTACGCCCAGCACAAAATGATGCAGAATGGTGATGTTGATAATTTCAGAGATCGAAATCGCTGGTTCAACAAAAGAGTGGTATTAGATATGGCAAAGGACTATATCGAGAAACTCAAAAAGAGATTTGATGAGTTGAAATTAAGAAAATGTAAAGGGATACCGTATAAACGCATAAATGGTCAAAATATTTTCGTGGATGATTTTGATAAAAAAGTAATCAAGCCATTGTTATTTGCAGTACATAAAATACAACATTCCGAAAACACTTATGAACTTTGGCATTCGGTGCAGGAGTTCAATAAAAGGCGTATCAAAATGCATTGGGATACTCCTCAAAATGCAGCATGGCTAGATGCTTACAAAGGATCTGGAGCGTTCTTTACGATGCAGAACATGATTCGTTTTCATAATTGTGTTATCATAGATGACAATGGAAAAACATTAGGTAAAAACGCGTCCCTTGCCTTTTTGAATAAGAAGGCAAAGTTGTATGAGAATAGAGAAGGTTGGCGTTTGATTGGTATGTTGAAGAAAATGCTAGATGACAACAACATTGATGTGGTTGCTAAAATGAAGGAATGGCGTAAATAACTTAATCAAGGCAGTTTTCATAAACCAGTTTAGGTGCATTGCCTCTGGTTTATGAAAATAAAATTAGAAAGATTGATTATGAGAAACGATATAATATTCAAACGTTCCGTCCAATTTCGGGACGAAAATAAAAACAGTTGGACTGTAGATTTTGAGGTTTATAAGGAAGAATCTACTCGTATAAACCGTGAAACATTGCAAAAATTTAAACAAAGTTTCAGTGTTTCGGTATGTGGAGCTGGAGGTATGGGTGCCGGGCAATGCTACGATCATATAATTCCTCGTACAGAAGGACAAAAGAAACTTCTGGAATTTTGGAACAAATATCATCTAGGTGGTATGTCTGGCGGTACGATTCGTCAAGATGAATATTTAAACGGCGAGCAATATGTTAACGACTACAATTACTTTGTGGAGTTGTTTAAAACATATAATGAGCATTACCGTGAACAGTTTGATGATATTTCTTTTCAGATTATTGTTAAGAATTTTAATATTAGTGACGCGGCTATAATACAGGTGAGAAATGTGCTTTATGAGAAAATGAGGAATAATCCCATTCAATATATCCTTGGATTGTCAAACAAATACTTCCATACATCTTCAGATTACAACGTAAAATGTTTCTTTCTTGCTATAAAAGGCTTATATGTAGATAATGGATATAAATATGGTAATGGCTGGTTATCCAGTCCGCTTCCAGATAATATTGAAGAGATTATAAATAATATTTGTGATCTTGTTGAAGAAGAAGAGACTGCGTTAACAGAAGAACTGGAAGCAGTTTTTGACATGGGTGAAAAAGGGTTTGTTGCCACAGAAGAAATTATCCAGCAAGTAATGGATTTACGTGAATGTGACGAAGATGAAGCAAAACGCTTCGTAGCTTTGGGAGTACATTTAGGATGTACATTCGGTGATTTGAATGATACATTTGAAGAATGTTCCTATGGTGAACAACTATACTGTGCAAATGGTATTGATTATTATATTGGCACGGAAGATGAACTGACCAATATAGCTAGTGATAGAGTACATAATGATGATGAATACGCGTATTTATGGCGTGAAGCTGTGGCGGCTCAAAGAACTACCGATTCGTTGAGTGATTGGTTGAATTCAATCATAAGTGAGGATGGTTGGTGCTCGGTACTTAATTCTTGGGATGGACGGTATGAAGAATATAAGATTGCTGAGGAATATATTTGTGTTTGTAGGTCATAAATTGTCATGGAATACATGCTTGTTACGGACAAGGTGAAATCAGTGGCAATAAACGATGATTAATATGGGACATAAAAAGACGATTGATTATTGGAGACACCCAACCAAAAGGGAAATCAAGTTCGGTGAGGGAGCTATTCATTGGTTAACAGTGGATATTGAAAAAGTTCAGAAGCCAGACGGAAGTTTGAAGAAATGGTTTATTCATACAGACGGACTAAGGTACAATCGACCATAGTTAAAGTGATGTCTGTAAAGCAAAGGCTGTTCTAACAAAATAGAGCAGCCTTTTGTGTTAAACAATGGTTAAAGTGGACAACTATTCACACCATATAAAACAATAAAATCTATTCACATTAAAACAGTAATAAATATGCCATTGAAAATTGAGAATATCAAGTTGGCAGGAACCAAGTTTGATGGTCGCGCTAAGTTGTCCCCAGAACAACGTCAGGCTATTCAAATTTTGGCCCGTGAAGGATATAGCCAAAGAAGGTTGGCTGCTATGTTCAATGTTAGCAAGCGGCTTATACAATCTATACTATCTCCTCCTGTTCGCAAGCACTCTAAACAATATCCAACAGAATATTGGACAGAGTTAAAACGGAAGTATCGAAAAAAGAAAATTGATTTATACAGAAATGGAAAGATCAAATTTAATAACAAGCTGAAAAATAAATGAAACGCAAGCGTATCAAGTATGTAGCTAACATTGATTTCGACTATCGTTCAATTACTGATGCAAAGCAACATATAAAAATATTCTTGAAATCGCTTCTTTCGCAAATAGGGTTACAATCAGGAATAGACTATATCGTAACAGCTAACCATTTGCGAATTAGACATGTGAAAAATATTACAGGAAAAATAACTACCACACTTAAAGAGATATTCCCAGTATTCAATTTTTATTGGAAGACTCCAAGACTATTGGTGTGGTTCTAAAATCAATATTAATAATAATTTACAAGTATGGAAAAGTATTCTATTTCGGTTTTAGGAGCCGACAAGAAACAGTATGAAATCGCAGATTTCAGAGCAAGAGGTATGAATTATACTAATGCTATTGGCATTATCGTAACAACAGAATTTATGAGCCGTATTTTGGCGTTTGACACCTGGAAAGAACAATGGGGAAACACTGGTAGGGTCTTGACTGAAGAGCAGAATGAATCTGTTGCTATGCAAACTTTCTCTGGACTTGATCTAACCAAACGTATCGTAGAAGCACAAACTGATATTGATGGAATGACTGCCGCCAAACGTTGCTGGAACTATCAAAAAGGTGGTCTCCAGTGGTATTTGCCATGTTTGATGGAGCTAGGAGTTCTTTGCGCATATCGTGATGAGATAAACAAAGCAATGAAAGAAATTGGATGTCCCGATGAATGTTTACTTCCTACAGAAGATTCTGATGAAACTTGGGTTTGGAGTAGCAGTGAGGGCAGTCAGAACGGCAGCTGGAGCGTGTACTTTAGTTTTGGCAGCTTCAGCAACAGCGGCAAGTACGACAGTGGCATGGTGAGGGCGGTTGCAGCATTTCAGCCTTCGCCGAGCCTGTTGACAGGCGAGGCAAAAAGCAACGATTGTCTGCATAGTGACGAAGCTCTTATAAACATGTTACGTGAACGTGGTTATAAAGGCGAATTGACTAAGACCTTGACTATTTAATATTATCGCCACCCATATTTGATATGGTATGGGTGGCAAAATATTCTTTAACAGCATGGAAACATTTGAAAAGATTATAGAACAATACACACAAAGCGAAGTGTGTATGGGAGAATTGTTAGCTAATATTTCGGCAGATGGCATGTCTATTGAAGACGCTTTTGAATTGTATATAAAAGCTATGAATTATGCTGAAAAAGATGAATTTTATCAATTAGCTGACAGAGAAGTGAAATTATTAACAGCTAAAAATGAAGATGACAAACAGCCATTAAAACAACTGTTAGATTCGCTAAGCATATCTTGATATAATTGAATATGAATAAATATTATTTTGTAAATATAGGTGCGGAGGTAATATGGCATCCTGTAAATAGTGACGAGCAGAAAGTTATGCAAATATGTACCTCTGTTTCTTATCCTGTTGAGAATGATACATTAGTTTCTCTAATTTTTTCTGATAAAAGGGGGAGCGTAAAAGTAAAGGCCAGCGAATTAACTCCCAAATTGACTGACTTCAATCAAGGGTACTGGTGTGCACTTCAAGATGCAGTAAGTAATGGTGCCTCTGATACGGTTATTCAGGAAATGCTACGCAGTGCCGGATTTACATACTGGGAATGTTACTGGCATATACAAAATTCTGATTTTCAGTCAGAAAAAATATGGTCGATTATTCGTGGAATGTTTTGCCAAAATCCAGATTATATTGATTGGAATGGTGCTGATTATCCAATAAAAACAGTAGTAATCTTAGAAAACACTCCTGATGAAGAAAAGGTGACTGTATCTGTCGAGAGATTATCGCGACAATTATTAGATGATATGGGTAATTGGAGTACACGAGAAGCAGAATCTGTAGATGAACAGATTTATTTCTATCTGGATGAAGAGACCTTTAACATGCCTGATGAAGATATTGTAGAATACTTGGAAAAACAATGAAATTACTTTATATAGATTTATTTTGTGGTGCCGGTGGAACCAGCACAGGGGTAGAAAAAGCCCGTTTAGAGAATGAACAATGTGCTAAGGTAATAGCATGTGTAAATCATGATAAAAATGCGATTGCAAGTCATGCTGCTAATCATCCGGACGCTCTTCATTTTACAGAAGATATTCGTACACTAAATTTATCTCCTTTAGTTTCCCATCTACAAAAATGCAGAGCTGAATACCCTGAAGCATTGATAGTTTTATGGGCTTCGTTGGAATGTACTAATTTCTCGAAAGCTAAAGGTGGTCAACCACGAGATGCAGATAGTAGAACACTTGCAGAGCACTTGTTTCGGTATATTGAGGCTATTAACCCAGACTATATTCAAATTGAGAATGTAGAAGAGTTTATGTCATGGGGAGATTTGGATGAGTACGGTAAACCTATTAGTCGTGATAAAGGTAAATCTTATTTGAGATGGCTGGATAACGTAAGGTCTTATGGCTACAAATTTGAGCATAAAATATTAAATTCAGCAGACTATGGAGCTTACACTTCTAGGAAGAGATTTTTCGGAATATTTGCGAAAGGGAGTTTACCTATTGTTTTTCCGGAGCAAACCCATTCTAAAAAGCCAGACCAAAAATTAAAGAACTGGAAGGCAGTACGAGATGTGTTAGACTTTGATGATGAAGGAAAAAGTATTTTTGGTCGCAAAACACCTTTAGTAGATTCTTCTTTATTAAGAATTTATGCAGGACTTATTAAGTTTGTAGCAGGTGGAAAAGATGCCTTCATGGTTAAGTATAACTCAATGAGTAAAGCTGGAAAGTACAATGCTCCGGGAGTTGATGATCCATGTCCAGTAATATCTACTCAAAATCGACTTGGGGTTGCTTGCATAAATCGTTTAAATATCCTAACCGGAAAAGCATTTATTTCTGTTCATTATGGAAATGGATTTTGTAAATCTGTAGATGAACCAGCACCAACCGTAACAACAAAAGACCGATTTTCATTAATTTCTTCTGTATTTATTGACCAACAATACGGGAACAGTAAGCCTTCTTCGCTGGATAAACCACTAGGCTGTATCACTGTTAATCCCAAATATAGTCTTGTAAGCTGTAAACCTTGGATTTTAGATACAAATTTTAAAAATGTCGGCACAAGTATAAATCAACCGGCACCAGTAATTACTGCAAACCGTAAATGGCATTACTTGATGAACCCTCAATTCAATTCTGCTGGCGGATCAGTAGATAAACCTTGTTTTACGTTAATTGCTAGAATGGATAAGATGCCACCATATTTAATTGAAGCATCTAGAGAGGGAGATCTACCTAGCTTTATTAAGATGTTTTCAGGAGGACTGGTATATGAGATATACGACACAGATACCGATGTAATGAAAAAAATAAAGGAATTCATGGCCATGTACGGAATTTCCGATATAAAAATGAGAATGCTAACGATTCCAGAGTTGAAACGTATTATGGGATTCCCGGAAGATTATATGCTAATAGGAACAAAAGCAGAACAGAAAAAGTATATAGGCAATGCTGTAGAAGTTAATATGGCACGAGTTCTTTGTGAGGCATTATGTAAAATATTAGTAACAACGCAACGTAAGGTTGCATAATTTAACAACAATAATATGGAAAATTTAAAATTTAATGTTGGGGATAATGTGAAAATTGTCTCTAATGATTTGCAACCGGCAATGGTTGGTAAAATTGGTCGAGTAAAGAAAGTGTATCCGTCATTTTCTGAAGATTCAGATAACAATATTCAGCCTTCTTACTTTTATCGCGTTGAAGTTGGAGGAGCTGTTTTAAAAGGAATTGCAGCAAGCAGTGATCTGGAAAAAGTATAGAAAAATGATATGAAAAAATACCGAGTGACGATTGACCTGGATGCTTTTGAAATAGTGGTTTCGGCTAATAATAAAGCCGAAGCCAAAAGAAAAGCTATCGAGAGACTTCAAAGAAAGAAGATCACTTCCCTGATTCGTAAATCTTGGCCTGACAATAAGAAAGAGGTGTATGTTGATGAGGAATAATTTGAGAATCAAAAGGAGATATGAGCAAAGATAATATTACAGAGCCTGTGAATACATGGGATAATTTCTATCAAAGTCGTGTCTGTAACGACAGTTATGTGAATGTCTTTTGTAAAAAATATAACCGGTTTATAGAAGAAATAATTATCAATATACAACAAATATCCTACGACCTGAAAGCACCCCTTATCTTAAAGGAGGAAGGATGTGGAATAGGTACTGTAAGCCTTGCTATTTCGCAAATAGGAGAGAGGTTGTTTAATTATTTTGGATTAACAGGTGCTTCTGATGCAAAGAAAATTTCAAAAGTTATCTTCTCTGACATCAATATTCCTATGTTGGAGCTATGTTGCAAGAACACACTCTCAATATCCACGGATAATTACTTAGGAAAAGTCCCATTGTTTTATGTTAAAGAGAATATTTGTGAACCTAAGTTTTTTGAATCATCTACAGTAGTGGTAACACATGGGGTCTTGGAACATTTTTCTGATGTAGATATAACAAGAATCATGTCAACATATAACAATGATAAGGTTTTGTTTCAAGCTCATTATGTTCCAACTAGCCAATACACGTCTCCTTCTTTTGGAGACGAACGTTTGCTGCCTACAGATTACTGGATCACATTAGTAAAACCGGATTATTATCTTCTTGATAATAATGGTAAAGATTTGTATATGTTTAAAACTAAACCGGCACCGACAAGAAGATAAGAGAGTCTATAAATGATAAATTTTGAGAACATGGCAACTAATGTTAATAATGCGGAAAGATTAAGAAGTTATTTTCTTTCTCACAAACAAAGGGAAAATATTATCAATGTATGTAGAGCACGCCCAAATTGGGACGGTTGTGACTATTGTGACTTATATTCAGGTTCAGGGCTTCCATGTTGGAAGCAAGATGATAAACATAATTGTTGCAAATTAGAGGAAGTCAAAACAAAAAACAAGAATGTATGAAAGAAAAATCAGAAACAAAAGATTTAGCAATGACACCTAAAGAACAGGAAATGGATTTGCGTAGATGGTGTGTGGAAGTATCGGTGAAAATCTGTGATAAAGAATCCATCATTGAAGTTGCCGAAAAACTGTACAAATGGATTACACAATAGAAAATGACGTAAAGTCAGGTAGCAATAGTTGTGCACGCCCTGACTTTAAACATTAGTCTAATTCAAAAACAACATGTCCTTTACCAGCAGCAGCTATGTTAATTAGCTCTGATGTTAATTTGCATCCTGCATTGGTACAAATGAGAGTTACGTTATTCTTTGACGCAGCCATAGCAATGTTGATTAGTTCTGAAGTTAGTTTTGATTTACAGTTAATCTTTACACTTCCACCTGCGTTGAGGATGTTGATAATTTCACTAGTTAATTTCATAAACAATAATTTTTTAAATTCGACAGTTGTAAAAGTAGTAATAAAAAACAAAGGGCGCATCCATTTCAGCAATAATTTTAAAATTCGACACTTTATTTTTATTAGGGTGTGCTCTTTAACTAATAAATGTATAGAAATGAAGATAAGAATAGGAAAATCTTTTGATAAAGAAACAAATGAAGTCTTTTATCAGCTACAATTTAAATTGGATGGAGAACGGACCTATAACGCATATTCTTATGATGTTTTTAAAGAGGAATCTGACGCAAAAGAAGCTCTTAACAAACATCTAAATGGTGAACGTGAATACACTTATTTTGTGAGTGCTGAAAAAGTTAAAAGAACAATCAAAGGGAACCGCGTAGATGTGAAAAAAGTATTAGCATTTCATGTTATGTCAGCTAAATCAGATTTACCAGGTTCTCGTATCTGGGTGAAAATTAACTAATAAAAAGATAGTAATAAATATGGGAACATTTATTTTTAGACTATGCATTGATAATACACTTTGCTTAGTTACCGCTTTTGATAAAATAGAAGCAGAACACATGTTGGAGAAAAACAAAGGCATCATCTCAAAGGCCGAGTATTATTTTGTTGGGGTAACGAGCGGGGTGATTACTATTAGTAAAGATGGAAATTTAACTTATTAAATATCGTAAATGAGTAAAAAGAGAATTACAGATGACCGTAAACAGCTTTTAATACGGTATAAGATAGATGAAAAAGGATGTGTCTCTTTTATAGACCCCTGCTGCGATGAAATTCCAGTTTGCCTTTTCGGTAAGATAATGGAAGCTATATCAAATGTAGAACAAGAATGGAATTGTAGAATTGCTAATAAGGTCGACTCTCTTCTGCCTAATATTACATTCGAGAAACCAACACTCAGATAAGAATAAATATGAAATTCTGTGATTTACCGATTGAAATCCAACAACGATTAAATTGCGAACGATTGAATTTACATAATCGTTCAATTAATAGTGCATACGAAGTGCTATTGTATAATCAACCTGGTACTCGTTATTTTCATGCAAGACGTCATCAAAATTCGTGGTCTGATGATAAAGGTAACTATATGCCGTTTGGAGGTGGTTCTGAATGGACGCTGCAATATGGATGTATAGGTTTCTCTCGTAAGAAACAAGTAATGGGTTACGATTATGAATTATGTCGTGGCAAGACCTATTCTAAGTCTGCAAATGGGACAATTATTCCAGCTTCCGTAAAAACAAAGAAGGAAGTTTTGAGTATAGCAAAAGCGATTGGAATATTGAAAACATTGGTTTAATTAAAGTTGATATACAATATGGGTAAAACAATAGTTAATGAAATCGAGAAATGTACACAATGTCCGCATTGTACAATTCTTCCGGACCCAGATCCGTATGATTGGTTTTGTGACGATGACGTAAAACTCTTCTGTGAAAAATTAAAAAGGACAGTAGCCGCTGCACTTAGACCCTACGAAAGTGACGAAGTTGATATTCCCAGTGATTGTCCTCTGGAATAAAATATAATAATAAGAAATATGAACGAAACATTGGAACAACAAATTAAACGTCTGGAATTCTGTCGTGATTGCATTGACCAGTCTTATCAAGCAGGAAGAGATGAATACAATCGCCTTGAACGGATGATTGAAGAATTGAAAGAACAACTAAAATCTGTTGAAGAAGTTGAATTAGTAAAGACGTTATGAATAAGATAGTACTTGCTAACTGTGGAACATTAGAACCTTCTACACTTTCCGCTTTAAAGGATAAATGTACCGAATTGGGATATGAATTAGTTGAGGAAGAAAAACTCAAAGTTGAACTTCCCAAAGAGAAGGTTTACACTATTATGCAGCCACCACCGCCTTTGCCGGATATAATAATGTTGGACAATCCTGTCAGTAATTGCAAAAAAGTCCGTTCTTACCATGAGGGTGATAATATTCATTACAACAAATGTATCATTAAGCGCAGAAAGAAAAACAAGAATAAGAAAACACATAGAAGGAGGAAATAACTATGGAAAATAGAAAAAAGTTAGCAATAGCGACCCTCTGTCGTGCTTATCTCCATATTCATGGATTTATTACAGATAGTGAAAATAGAAGAATACACAATAAAATTATGAAATGGCAGGATAAAAATAAGGTATCTATTTCAGAAGCGCAATTGGATTCTGCTGATTTTATTTATGATGATAATGCTAAAGAGGAGGGGCAACTATGAAATCAAAACAAGTATTATCAGTCGAACAGATGAAACATTTGCAGGAGCTTCGGTTGGATACAAGTAATGCAACCTTAACTTGGGTATTATACCCTGTTAGTATAAGAGGAGATGTAATACCAACGTTGGAAATGTGGCGTTGGGAACAAATAAAAGATGAACAAAAGAAAGTCTGTGTGCCGGCATTTACCTTGCAAGACATTCTCGACAAATTACCGAAAAGAATAGGTGAATTTGAACTGAGAATAAAAATGTTTGTGTTTGATTATGTAGGACATACTGAATATAAATGGTCTATTATATATGAATCCACTGATATGATGAGTTATTTAGACACTTTGCTTCAAAGCAGTTACACAAATCTGATTGAGGCGGCATATAATATGTTGTGCATGTGCATTGAAAACGGATATATTGAAGAACTTAAAAACGAATAACTATGGGATTTACAACACCGTGTCTTATATACAAGAATACCTTGGAGCTTCAAGGTAAATTAAAAATATTAGGGTATGTTGAGCACCCTACGATGATGAATGTAGATATATCTTCACAATTTTTAATTTGCAATCGTGGGTTCTTTGCGGGATTTCCAATTGGTTATCAAGAGGAAATAGACAATGCCATTGATTGTGGAACCAACGAGAATCTTTTCTTAGCTATAGCCGCATTGAGGGACGATACTGACGACTCACAATGGTTTGTATATCCTCCTGAAAATGTTTGGTTTATATGCGATGACGATGACATCAATTATGCACGAGAAAATATTAGAGGTAGTGTACAGGCGGCATGGTTTCATTGTAGTCATAAGGCAACGGTGAAAGAGCTTATAGAACATTTTAAATCTGTTTAGAGAAATGAGTTATGATTTTTTAGGAGACATAGATCGAATAGGCATGGATGCCTACAAGCAAGGTGAAGAAGATGCCAAGAAAAGAGCTATAGAAATTCTGGCTTCTGTTTTAGAGAATTGGGTACATGGTGGTGATGCAGACTGTATCATTGCCGAATTTGAAGAAGAACTAATGAAAAAATGATAACGATATGGCACAGTTTACAACACAAGTTGCAACAAGCATAGAGCAGTCGCAACAATTAATAGAGCTAGGTGTAAAACCTGAAACAGCAGATTTGGTATATCGCTGTACAAAATCAAGCACTGATTCATTGGAATGGGAACTACAATTGTGTCCACCATCACTGGAAAACATAGATAACAATGACATTCCAGCATGGAGCTTGGTCCGGTTACTTGAACTGCTTCCTTATGAGATTCCTTGCGACAAACCAAATGTTCTTCACCATCCAGAACTGATTAAGTATGAGGATGGGTATAACTTCTCCGTATGTAGATATACCGTAGATTGTTTTGCCGGTACTCCTATCGAGAACAGCCCTTTTGACAGTTGTGTGTCTATGATTAAGTGGCTTATTGCAAAAGGGTATTTTAGCAAAGAATTTTTGCTATGAGAAGAATGCCTTTTACTCTTATGGATGATCCATGCTATCATCCATTCTGCAAGTTCCCGGAAGAATATTACTGGAGGATGCCTTTATGGAAAGACAGGGACAAGGTTAATTCACGTACATTTTTAGGATGGTGTATGCGAGTAATAGAAAAGGTGTACTTAGCAATGCAAACAGAGCCAACCATTCTACAAACTCCTCCTTATTTGATAAACCGGTATGTACCTCCGACACCAGAGCATCTTTATTCAATGCAGATAATAATTCCTTCTCGACCTCTTGCCTATGACGTTCAAGAAGAATTGCGTAGTTGTATAGAGTTACGCCAGCTGTACTCACACCAATGGTCAACACGACTGTCAGACAAAGAAATACCACGCGGGTACATAGCGGTTCTTGAAAATTATCATGGAGGGAAACTAATATCCCGTATAGGCTTGCGCTGGCTACGAGTACACCCTGCCAAAATTCTGATCTTTTCTGAAAAGCTTTAAAAGACAGTTTACTGTTTTCTTTGTGGTTGTCTTCGTAATATTTATTAGGTGTTTTGTACATGATAAAAATATTTATTTCAAATAATAGTAGCCAACATGATATTCATTATCATAGTTGGCTACAAATTTAATAATAATGTGTATAATCGAATATAATCGTATTTAAATAAATGAACAAAGAAAGGAAAGGTAGATTCAACGATGTTATTAGTTCCCTGGAAGAAGCGAAGGGAGAACTGGAGGACATCTTAAATGAAGAACAAGACTCTTACGATTCTCTCCCAGATGGATTACAAATGTCTTCCAGAGGAGAAAAGATGCAGGACTACATCTGCTTGATGGAGGACTGTATAAGCAAGATAGATGAGGTCGTTGGGTTTGTGGAAGAGAAAATTATAAGGAAAAAATGATATGTGTTTGCGTATCTCAAATATAATATCTAAATTTGTCATAACATCAAAATATAAAAATTATGGATCGAAAAGAATTTTGTGTATTAATGGCAAAAGCTAAGCAAGAATCTGGTAGGGGTACTTCTGATATTTCATTTGATATGAAAATGTTATTACCTACATTGAGGCGTTTTGAAAAAGGTGAACATAATTTCAATTTAAAAAAAGTCATGGAATATTTGCAGGTAATTAATGCACATATTCAGATAGATAAAGACATTATAGCTAATTATGAAAATTTATTGGCATGGTTGGTAGATGTCAGAAAAACACATTCTTTATCTCAACGCGCTTTAGCAAAAGAAATCGAATGCGCTCCTTTAACCATTGCTAATATAGAAAGAGAGGAAACAATTATTAGTATAGATACTTTTTTGAAAATTGTAGATGTTTTAGGGTGTACTATCAATATTGAAAACAATAAAATTGTTTGATGTTATGTTATATGTTATTTGTTTCTTTTATTGGGCTATTATTTGCAGTTTAACGATACATGTTTTGGATTTAAATTCAAGACATGTAAAATTATGGAAAAATATAACAGGAGTAACAATCATATTTGCTGTATCAATGTTATGTATAATTGGGTGTGGGAGTTTCCCGGATATGATGTGGAAGTTTATTAGCATAACAACTATAATTGGTATTTTTATATGGGCGTTAGGACAAATATTTGTGTAGATGTTAGGCAATAAATGGGTTATAAGTTTCTTCAATTTTTGATTTCCAAGAATTGAAGTTAGTGTGCATAATTCTCCAGTAAGTATTTAATGAAAAAAGAAGTTCATTACTTACATTTCCTTGCATAATAAGTTCTCTTTTATTTAAAGAATTTGAAGAAAAAAAGTGATGAATTTCTTGGATGACATTTGGGAGTCTGTTTTTTCTTATTTTGAAAACTATACTGCTACGTGATTCTAAGACGTTTTCATAAACTAAAGTTACCATTTGTCTAGTCTCTTGTATCGTAAAAATAAATGCGTCTTCATCCTTTTCTTGTTGGTTTACATTGGATTTAATTTCTAAACAATAATATATCTGATAGTTAGGTAATTGCTTAGAACATAACCAATCTAAATATTTAGATTTATATGTATGGATATGATTTGTGATTTGTTCTTGGGTCAATTTTTCGATTTTCTGTTTGGGGATTCGAGATATTACTCTGTTGTTGCGGTTTTTGTATTTTGCAGTAAGTTTTTGAATGCAAAATTCTACGTCTTCAATATTTAAAACCTTTATTATTCGTCCATTTTTTGCCTGAACAGAAATTGGAGTTAGTCTGTTAATGAAGTAACTTTGAATATTATTAAAAGCACTTATAGAGTTTTCCATTTTGTATTTAAGGGGGTGAGAGGAATTTTGATGTAATGGATGATAAAGATAAATATATCCATTAGCAAATGTTACATACTTCCATGACAATTCAAACTTTCCATTATTTGATATTTTATTTTCATCTGGTACTATATTGTCTTTAATTTTTAATTGTTCACAAAAAATATCTACCTTATGTTTTATTTGATACATTATTTGCGATATTTGTATGGGGGAAATTGATAACTGTCTAATCGTTTTTAATGTAGCGTCATAATAAAAATTAAGATATTTGTATGAGGCAAGTGTGTCCGCTTCATACATCACAAAAGTAATAATTACAGAAGTATGTATAATAAAATCATTAATGGTATTCCCAATAAAATCATATTCAGAAATAAATTTTTTTAATGTGTACGGGTTACATGGTATAACTTTTTTAATTGTATTCTCATATATGTTAAGCCTTAAGCCATAACACATTTCATCGAACAATTCACGTGATTCATTTTCATAGATTTTACATATATGTAAAACTTTGTTTAATTCATTCTCGATTGGATTTTGCATCTTCTTTGATTGAAATAATAAAAAATTATATCCAAATGGCACGACATAGTGAAAATAAAAACGTTTGGCAATATGCCATTCTGATAAACTATATGTACATTTATCCCCATTCTCATAGTCACAAAATGTAACATCATCACTTTTTATTGTTGAGTTTATCTGTTCTTTTAGCAGCAAATAATGCTTAAAATGATCAAAAGACTTCATTGTATCATTAATTGGTTTGATTACAAAAATACAAAATATTGATATTTAGTTATGATTATAGCTGATTAGTTTTCAAAAATACATCAATATCATAACTATTTTTCTGTTTTTCTTATCTAAGCTAATCCTATTAGAATAAATGCTGCAACAAATTTGTAATTAAAAAATAAATTATTACCTTTACCAGACAAATTGGAAATGATTTTGTACATTGAACAATCCTGTTAATTATGTCAGTCTGTGTAATTAATTCATAATAAAAATAAAATAAGCTATGTACCCACACGATAATATTTTTAGTATTTATTACAATATAGGGAAACGAACTCCATTCTTGGTTAAACGATGTGAGTTAGGGTTAGCACGTTCATCCAGCGAGGAAAGACGTATTGACCCAAATCAAGATAGAACTTTCTTAGTCGAAACTGTAAAGCCGCGTGGAAAATATGGTAAGGCTTATGGCAAGTGTTTTGTAAATGGTAAGCCTGATGATACATATAGACAAGAATGCTATCCAAATATCAAAGACGAAGAAATCCCTTGCGCTGGATGTGGAGAATGGGTTTTGATTGATGTTCCCGGTGTATCGCTTGATGAAATATTTCCCATTCATAAAGCGGATGAGATACTTATGTTTGGTAAATATAAGGGGAAAACTTTTGGTGACATTTATAAGATAGATTATCAATATCTTCATTGGCTAGAAAAAACAGATAGGCTTTTCAAAGTTAATTTTGAGGAGCTTAAACAATTATATCCAGATGTCGAAAAACAGGAAGATATATCTATTGCAGACCAAGTAATTGATTTTGGGAAATATAAGGGACAAAAGTTTCGTGACATTAAAGATGATATTTCTTATCTTGAATGGCTTGTCTCAATAGACAAAATATCTATTGAAGATTTTGAGTTGTTGTCCACGATATAATACCATACAGTTTTGGCTATAAACACTTTTAACACCCATATTTATATGAATAAATTTTTATGCTCTCTTGTATTTGTGCTTTCTTTTTCTTCAGTCCATGCACAATCTAATGATTCACAAAAGGAAATACAAACACTTGTCCAGAGAGTCGATTCTCTTGAACATGAATTGTCATACCTTAAATTGACTTATGAATTAAATACACTTAATTCCGACATAACAATGTTTTCAAACGAGGTGTACACCAAATCTATCGCAATTCAATTAGACCTCTATAATCGAAATTTTAATTCCAAATTAGGTGATGCGTATCAACAATATTATGAAACATGCCAACGTAAGAAACAATCAATTTCTGAACTCATTGAAGCTAAGAAAACATTATACTTAATTAAAGTTATAACATATCCTTATTCCGAGAGTGAACTAAAGACGTTAAAGGCAAGTTATAACGTAATTAATGATGCGTATGACTCGTTAGGGAAATCAATGGAGTTACTGGAAATTGTTATTGATACATATAATAAGTTTTTGTAACTATTTAATTTCGGCTTATTCGATAAGTTGTGGAATTCCGAAATTGGTGTTAAAAAAGAATTTTGTCATTCTGGTGTAATAACTAAAAATAACAACCATTCTTTTTCCATCTTTCCTATTCTATAGAAAACTGTAGTTGTCAATATCAGTACTTTGGTATCTGGTATTGTATCTATTTAATATGATATTGTTATAGACTAAAATTTTGTTATATGAAAGCTATTATTGAAGCAAAAAAATATAGGGACACTGATTCTTCGTATATTGTTGTCGAGATACGTTTTTTGTGTGTTCCTATATTTTATTATAAAAAGCAATGGGCTTGTTAGTCGATTTTTACGAAAGCATTTATATTTCCTGTTATTGTAAGATATGCTCCTTGGGTATGACTCCAGTACACTGCGGTTAAATGTTCATTGTCTATTTTATCTATAACAACCATCTTTATAGGATCAATGGCATTGACAATTTTTACGCTGTCTCCAATTTCTATATTCATAATGATAAATATTTATTAATCGTTTCAGCAAAGATATTGCTATTTATTGATAATTGAATACAATTGTAGCCAATTAATTTTCCCAAAATGTACTTGGTTTTCTAAACTAATCCCATCCAGTTCCAACTATTACTTAAAAAAGGTCGGAGATATGTTCTCCAGCCATACAGATAAAATTCATCAATTTGCAGAGTCTTTCTGACTCCTTTTGGTTAGTCCTGCAAACCTTGCGATGGCGGCTGAGAAAATATCATAAATCAGGGTGGTATAATTGATCCATGATATTCCAGGTGCATCGACAAGGTTTGCTACTAAAAGGGCAACCAGCATGACTAATCTTACCATGTTGGTTGCAAAATTACATAAATTGTTGATAATCGTATATAATCATTTATAAATATGACAAAAAACAAATTATCTATTGCGCCTCCAGATAAGAAGAAGACCTTGGAGGCGTTTTTTCGTTATTATGAGTTAAGCCGTTTATTGTTCGGTCAAAAGCAAAACGAAATATATGATGTCACGGATATTCCAAAGACAAATAAGTTTTATGAGTTAGCGAAAGAAATAGCTAAACAATTAGAAATTGACTGGGAAAATATGACACATGAAGAAAGTAATCGTGTTATGTTGGCCCTATTGGAAGATTCATTTAATCTTATACGCGATATTGAAGATTCCAAATCTATAATCCTTCAAACTAAAATAGTGATAAAGAAATGAGTGATGCACAGATTTATGACTTGTATGCTCAAAAGATTTCGGATATAACCAATATTCCATATCCTTATATTATTGCATTGAGAGACAATGGTTTGTTGAATCAGAAAGAAGCAAGAGATAAGTTGATCCGACATGATTATTGGAAATTGATGAAAACAAACAAATTCACACATAATCAGATACTTGAAAAACTTTCTGGTATATATGATGTCAATAAACGTAAAATTTTATATGCGATAAAAGTTAAACCCAAGCGCGTATATTATTGTAGGCAATGTGGACTCCAGTTATCGAAGGTCAAATACATGCGGAACGATGGTATATGCGATAAGTGTATTTCTAAACAAATAAAATTATAAATTATGGACAATCTGTACATTGAAGCGTATAAGTTCTATAAGAATGACTACGCACATGGTTTAGTATTATTTCATATCCAATCTCATTTTGAGGCTTATGAAGATGATGCTATTCAACTGGGGGCAGTACTGAATCTCCCAGTACATCTGCAAGAAGGCGTGAAATTCTGTAGTTTCCCGGATTATGAACTTGAAAACACCTTGTTGTTCCTTGTACAGATTGGTATCTCGGTTAATACTATAGAATATCGAGATGAAAATGGGGTATTCGCAATACCAAAAGTGAAACAAATTTTGGATGATATTGAAGCTGATTATTGACATTTTCGATATACTAATAGTGATTTTTGTAAATATCTGTAATATAGTCAATTATATTAAGTATTATATTTAGTTTTATATATAGCTAATCTATTGTATAACAGTTGGTTAAATATAAAATAATTAATAAATTGATGTCATAATTTAAAACAAAGTCGTACCTTTGCCTCACCATCTTAACAAAATAGTTGGTGAGGCTTTTATATGTAAACAAAAATCATAGGAATATGGATAAGATAAAAACAAAATTGAAATTTATTAAGTCAGACCGTACAGAGTCATGGGTAGGATTTGTTTCTATCAATACTAAAACCGGTTACATTAAGGGCGTTAGAGAAGACGCAAAGGGTCCTAAAAAAGTATGTATTGTAACACATGAGCTAGAGCCAATTATTGAGCCGAATGTGCTTTATGATGTACAAATGGTTCCTATGAAAAATGAAAAGGCTGGATACATCGTTGTAGCAGCGGAACCACATGCTTTTGATGCAAAGATTACTTCTACAGTTGTAAAGAATGCTGTGTATTTAGTGGAAGTAAAGTTCGGAAACAAGACAATCAAATACGATCCGCTGGATGGTGTCAAAGATTCTGTTCGTACTATTGATGGGGTTGTAGAGGAATTGTCAAAACGTAAAGACATCAAAAATCTACTGCTGGTAATTGATGATTTCTGTAAGTCAGCAAACATTGTATTAACCGCATTCCAGAACGATGGTCATTATGTCGCAGCAAAAAAAGTTCTCAAAAAGTAGAAAACCTAAGCTGCCGAGAAAAAGAAAAAAGGCTTGTATAAAAGCACAAGGACGCGCTTCATATTATAGCACTGTTAATCTTGCTAAAGTAGAAGGAGAGTGGCCTTGCAAATTTTGGGTTAATTCGACAGTAGAAATGAAACCGGTAATGATAAATGGTACTGTGGCTCTTATTCCCACACCCGCTCAATATTGGTAGAATATGATAAAAATTCCAGTAGAAGGAATAGCTACAGACGCAGCTCATTCCACGAAAAATAAAATAACAGAGTTTCAGGGGATAGATTTACGGACCGGTAAGCGGATCTTTTATCAGAACCTGGGTAATAAAACGGTGAATATTGGTGAGTTCTTAGGCGTTGTTGAAGCGGCAAAATATATCATAGAAAATGATTATTCTCCCAGAATTATCTATACAGATAGTATAACAGCAATAGCTTGGTTTCAAAACAAAAAAACAGCATCCAAGAAGAAATGCAAAGAACTTAAGAAAGCCGAGATATTTCTTAAAACTCTTGCATGGGATGTTGATACAATTGAAGTCCGACACTGGAACAACAAAGAATGGGGTGAGACCCCTGCTGATTTTGGAAACAAATAAAATCCTCCAGCAAGAGAACTGGAGGATTGAGATATACAAATCATCATTTGTTGGAAGTCTTTCTTCCTCTGAAAGCCCAGATAATGTCAGCGATAGATTTTAACGATGCTGCTACATCGAAATCCACTCTTATTCGTAGGCATTTTCTCATTGTAAAGGCAATCAGCACCCATGCGATTGGCATATATTCGCAAAGGTAAGAAGAATCTTTCAAAGTAGGACAGTTTTTCAAAATTCTGTCAACTAACGGCTGTTAAGATACTTAGTCATAAATAGCCGTTACATAGCGGGATGGAGCAGTTGGTAGCTCGCTTGGCTCATAACCAAGAGGTCGCCGGTTCGAGTCCGGTTCTCCGCCACTAACTAATTAAATTAATTATAGTATGAAAGGGCAAATCATATCTGAAAGGGCAAATATTATTGCCAATTTGAGACAATTGGTTCAGTCCTTAGTGGAGTTGAATACGAGAGCTAAAACACACGTGTCTTCCAATAAGGCAGACATTAAGAAATTGAGAAAAGACAATAAAGAGTTGGAGAAGATGAAAACCCGAAACTCATTCTTTATCCGGATTTTTTCTTTGTTCTTTAAGGCTTGATAAGATGATGCCGCAATGGTGGAATTGGTAGACACGATGGACTTAAAATCTATTCGTCCGAATGGACGGTGCAGGTTCGACTCCTGTTTGCGGCACAATGACATAAGTCAATAAGAGTTCTTTGAAATATACCAAACTTAATATGCGATGAAAAAGTATATAGAACAATTCATTTTTATGATAACGGTCTTATTCATTGGCAATAGAGTATTCAATCATGTTGACGCTTGGTTGGGAATTGCTATATGTTTTGGGGCTTGTTATCCAGTTATTAACATCATTAAATTAATTATCAAAAAACATGAAAACGAAGATTAAGTTTATGTTGGTTGCTCTTATGGCAACAGTGATTTTTTCATCTTGTGAGCGTGTTGCTCCTAACTATGCCGGTGTCCTTATGGAGAATTATGGTAAGGAAGGTAAAGAAGATTTTAAGATTGTATCCGGAAAAGTTTCCACATGGGAATGGGGGACAGAATTATTTCAGGTGCCATTGTTTGAACAGCGTGGAGGATTTCAGAAATCAGTTACCCTAAAAGCTGCTGACAATACAGAGTTCAATGCTACTCCGTTATACTCATATAGAGTTATCAAAGACAAGGCAATTGACGTTGTTTTTGATAATAAACATATCGGAAACGGAGATGGATTTATGAGATCTTTGGAAGACAATATTCTGGAACCACGTATTTACGACCTTATTAAAGAAGAAAGCCGGAAATATAAAACAGATACACTTATGGCTGATGGGGGTTCTTTAGCTTTTGAAAAGAAGCTGGAGGATATTGTTAGGGCGGAATTTAAAGATAGAGGATTGGACCTGAAGTCATTTTCAGCCCAATTAGAATTTAGTGATCGAGTCCGGGAAAAGATTGATAATAGAAACGAGGTTAACACTAATATTTCCGTTATTGATCAGAAAATCGAAGAGCAGAAAAAGCAAAACGAACTTGAAAGATTAAAAACCGAACAGGCTCTTATCACATCGAAAGGGTTAACTAAAGAAATTCTATACAAACAGTTTATTGACAAATGGGACGGAAAAACGCCGCTGTATGGGGTAACTCCAGAATTTCTGAAGATGACTAATTAAAGCAGGTTAAGATAAAGAGAATGGAGCCACACAGAACGTGAAACTCTCACATATAAACGTTTGGTTGGTTTTATTGCAGTTTCACAAATAAAGATAGCAGGTTGGCTCTGCTTTGTGTGGCTTTATTCCATTCATTTTCAATTTAAAGAGTTTCTATCAGTCCAAGAATAGCATTTCTACGGCTTTTATGGTGAGCCGCCCCAACTCAAATGCAATTCCCTTTGTAAAGGACAGAAAGAAAAATTTCTTTTTCATTGCGTCCGCAAAGATAAGAAAATTATTTAAGCCTTTGCGGATTTGTTCTTATAGCTTAGTGGTAGAGCAGATGACTGTTAATCATCAGGTCGGTGGTTCAAATCCACCTAAGAACGCATATTTAAAGGTAAAAAGATTGTTATTGGATTAGCTTATTTTTCTTTCCGCAAAGCTGTGAAGTTGTGAAACTTCCAGCTCTCTGGTTCATTAGCCAAGTGGTAAGGCAATGGTCTGCAAAACCATGATCGCAGGTTCGATTCCTGCATGGGCCTCAAATGGGATGCAATTAATTTTCCACGATTTTAAATTGATTTATATGACAGTATCCAATAAATTGAAAGAATACTATAGAGCATATTATCAGAAGCATAAAGAAAGGCTAAAAGAATATGCCAGACAATACTATCAAAAGCATAAAGAAGAAATAAAAAGAAAAAACAATGCTTTTTATCATAGTCACAAATACCGAAATGCGATGTATTACCGTAATAAAGTAAATAGTGGCCAAGTAGCACAATATGTCAAAAAGCGGAACCAACGTATTGTGAATACAAAGATTAGTATATTGCTTTATTCTTTATCTCACCAGAAAGAAATCTTAGATGAGAAGAGAAAAAGAGACGAGTTACGTAAAAAAAAGAATAGAGAAGGTGCTAAAAAACGTTATTACAAACAAAAAGAAGAGGGCACTCTAAGAACTTACCAAGATAGGCGTGACTATCTAAGAGCTTATAATAAAGAATATTATTATCGAAAAAGTAAACAAAGTAATGGGGAGTTGCAATTACTCCCGAAAGATGACAACCATAGGGTTAATATGGTTGTGAAATCAAAATGACAGCGGCTATTCGTAAAGTTTAATCAAAAGAGATATGACATTATAGTGCATTAGTTCAGTGGTTAGAACGCTACACTGTCACTGTAGAGATCACGAGTTCGATTCTCGTATGCACTGCAAAAATACAACCATGCAGCCAACTACTGCATGGAGAAAGATAAAAATAAATCAATTGTTAAATCTACGGACAATTCATTTGCTTATAAAGTAGATTGTAATACAAACCGCAAAACTGGCAGTAATTGACACGGCTAATGTCAAGTCCAGATTGATGTCGTAGTTAACATTAACATTTAAGTTGGTTGTAAAGTTGGCGTTAATGTTTGTATTACAACTATTTATAGTAAACATCTGAAGGAAAGCCGTTATCAACGGATTCATTTCAATCAGTTTTAACCGCAAAGATACGGCTTTTCTTCTTATTGTCCGTCTAAAAGCATTATTATGAGTAGTCAAACAAAAACATCCGGTAATGGAATCGGATTCTTAGGATTGCTGGCAATTGTGTTTATCACATTAAAGTTGTGCAATGTAATCAATTGGTCATGGTGGTGGGTAACTTCACCTCTTTGGGGAGGAGTTGCTGTTCATTTTGCCATTATTGCAATTTCATTGCTTGTACATGCAATTGCAATCATAGTGAGAAGTATGATTAATAAGAAATAACCATCAGCTTATTTGAGTAGTTATGAAAACAGGAGTAATACTGGCTCGGTTCCAGCCTATACACAATGGACACCTACAGCTGATAAAGAAGGCTTGTGATGAGAATGAACAAGTTTTAGTTATTATTGGCTCAATAGACAAACTCTCAAAACGGAACCCGATACCTTGGACTATCCGAAAACAACTTGTTGAAAAGGCGATTAAAGACCATTCTCTTCACGAAAAAACGAAGATTGTTGAGCTTGCTGACCTTTCTGATGAATCTGACAACAGTCACGATTGGGGTTTTTATCTTTATTCGTTTATTGTTAGCAAAATCAACCAGTCTGATTTCACCATCTATTACTCTGATGGATTTGAGACCATCACTTCTTGGTTTCCAGGATTTCTTTTAAGGAATAACGTGTCTCTATCTTTACTTGCCAGAAACACTTGTGAAAATGGTGTGTCAGCAACTATGGTGCGTGATATGATACTTGCTGATAGCCTTCCAGAAAATGATGTGGTCCCACAGTGCGTGTATGATATGCGCCAGACAATTAAGGCATTTTTAAACGTTTTCAAATAAAAATATGAAAAAGTACATTGGAACAAAACAGATTGAAGCCGAGCCTATGACATTGGGCGACTTCGTTCAAGAAACGGGTAGAAACCCCTATGGTAAGGACATTGAAAACCATAAAGAAACCGAGCAAGGTTATCGTGTTAAATACGAAGATGGTTACGAAAATTGGTCGCCTGCCAAAGCGTTTGAGAAATCATACAAGTGTGCAGACACCTTTCTTGACCGTTTGCATATTGAAATGAAAGACTTGTATGACAGGTTGGATAAACTTGTTGCTTTCATTGATTCTAGAAAGATGGATGAAGTGGTAACAGACAACTACCAAAAATTCTTGTTACGCTTACAGCAAGTAGTGATGGGTAATTACGTGAAAACACTTGAATGTCGTATTGGATGTCTTGATGGTGCTCCTAATGCTCCGTTTAACCAGATGTCTTTCGGAGTTGCAATCGAAGCGTTGAAATTTGGTCTTGCTATTCGTAGAAAAGGTTGGAATGGAAAGGGATTGTGGGTCATCAAGCAAGTCCCGGCACACATCGAAAGCGATATTGTTCCGAAGATGCAGTCACTTCCTCAATCGGCAAAGGACCTTATTCTGAAAGGCAAGGGTTTCATTAACTATACAAGCCAATGCCTTATCTACAACGAGAATACTGGTCGTGCTGATTCATGGATTCCGTCTATCAGTGACGTGTTTGCAGAAGACTGGGAGGTTGTTCAATAATGAAGTTTCAATCATATAGAAACAGCAATTTTTTCTGCAAAAAGCTCTTTTGTTTGTCAATGATTATAAGTTGGATATAAAGACGTTAATTATGATTATATTAAAAACAACAAAAAGTAGCATTGAAATAGTAAAACAAATGGTCAAAGAAATGAACGATTTTGAGTTCAGAGCGTATACACCTGAATGTCATTTCTACTATAATTTATTATGTGATGAGCTATCACAGTTTGTAAATGAACATCTCGTTTGTGATGCAACAGTTCGTCAAGAAGCAAAACAATATATCTATAATAATTTAAAGCGTTTATATGTACCTGGAATTGGGATATTACCATTTCCTGAGATGGAGTTGTAGTATGTTAGAAGTTTCTCGAAACACATATTCTGAGATTCATAGTCCATATAAAAATTGAGCTGAAAGGAGAGCTATGAATAAAAAGAAATAAAATCCAATAAAGACATAGATTTATTCTCATAATGAATTATCTTTGTACTATAAACAAGTGAGTCTATCCTACATTTATTAACCTATGGTTGGTAATGTAGATGAATTGAAATATTGGGATGTGATACTAAAATGATACCAAATGTGTAATTATCTGACTATCAACATCAATTTTACCCCCTGAGGGTGTACAAAGATTATTAAAAGGAGAACTTAAAAGGTTCTCCTTTTTTGTTAAGAGTCTTTGTTGTTACAGTTCAGCTATAGGAATAAAAAATACCGCTACTCAAAGCTATATTCGACTTTGGTAGCGGTATTTTTTTATAGTGTAACTACTATCTA